TTAGTACATCTTCTTCTTCAGGGTCTGGCTGCGCAGACGCTTACGCAGACGGGCCACGGCAGCCGCTTTCTTACGCTTGCGCTCGGCCGTCGGCTTTTCGTAAGCCGCACGTGCCTTGACTTCCTTGATCAGGCCCGTGCCATCGATGGCGCGGCGGAAACGACGCAGTGCGACTTCAACGGGTTCACCGTCTTTAATCAGGATCTTGGTCATGCAATAACTCGTATAGTGAATTGGCTCGCGAGAGCCGCAAATTTAACTTACCGGGCAAATTCACCCTTCCCCGCCCTGCAGGAGACATCTCCTGCCAGGCACGACGAACGGATTTGCCGCGGACTGCACTACACCACATCCGGCGGGACCGCGAATCACCTCCTCTGCGATCTCCCGATTGGCTTTCAACGCCCGACTCGCTTACCGCGAACCCCGCATCGCGCCTTCCAGACTGGCTGAACGGTTGATTGATGGCAAAGCGGCACACCCATCGTTCGTCAATGAGAACCGCTCCCCTCGATGCCCAAGTTTTGGACAAGGTCGGGATTATACACGCAAAGCGCGTGAAATGTACATGATTGGATTGTCGGCGATGGGAGCGCGCTGGCCGACGGCCAACGAAGCCGCTAAATTTGGGCGCGAAATAGCGCCTGCCACCGGCCCAATCAGGCTCAATCAGGCTCGAATGATGCGCAGAGCTGCTCGACGGTTAGGCGGTTAGGCGGTTAGGCGGTTAGGCGGTTAGGCGGTTAGGCGGCAACTAGCAAAGCACACCAGCGATACCGCCACGCGCACAACGGCTTATGTCGCACGGCGGGCCGGGGCTCGTTTGCGCGGCTTGAGTGCCGCGCCACCCACCGACGCAGAGGTCACCGCCTTTGGAGGCGCCACAGATTTCGCCGCCTTCGCCACAGTCGCCAGTTCAAGATCGATCGTGCGCTTGAGCCCTTCGATGATCGGCGCGGTCAGATCATCGGCAAAATGATCGAACCAGCGTTTGGCCTGCAAGAGCTTCTTTCCCCCAAGGCGCCGCTTGTGATCCTCATCGCTGGCAAGCACCTTGGCCGAGAGTCGCGCACGCCCCTTGGGCAGACGCTCGAGAACGGTGAGGATGATGAACCCGCGATACGACGTCTTTTGCTCGGCAGACATATGGCCCCCTGATATACCCGCCTCGCGGCGCGCCCGAACCGGATCGAAACCACGATCTGAATGACGTGGATGAAACTGATCGTACCACGACGCAATCTGCGTGCCCGCAGGTATGTGATCAACGGCAGGCGGTCGCGCTGGCGATGGCGGCAAGGGGCCACCGCCTCCCTTGTCCCCGTCCGCGACGCGCCAAATCACCGTTCAGTCGCCGACTTGCCGTGAACTACCAGGAAACAGCTTGCGCATGAACAACGAATCCCCGCTGCCGGTCACAAGGAGCTGGTGAGTCGCGCGTGTCGCCGCGATGTAGAAAAGGCGAGCCTCTTGCTCCAGATCGGTGTCCTGCGTCGACATCGCCCCGACGCCGGGCACGGCCACGAATGGATATTCCAGCCCTTTGCTGGCGTGCATGGTCAACACGGAGACCGCGTCTGCACCGGGGGAAAATTGCTTGCGATCTCGCTGCTGCCACTGGTAAGGGATTCGCGCCTTCGCCAGCGCGTCGACGCACGCCTGGCCGACACTCCATGTCCGATAGACGATCGCCATGTCCTGCCAAGCAGTGCCGTCCTGATGGGCGCGGTGCATTTGCCTTGAAATCGCCTCGGCCTCGTCGGCAATCGACGGCAGTTTGATCAACATTGGTTGCGGCCCCTCGCGCCCGCAGCTAATCGGCCGAATCAGCGGAACCCCGTCGTCGTCGGTGGCCTTCGCGTCCAGGATATCCTTGGCCACGTTAGCGGCAAGCGCCAATATCTGTCGCGTATTCCGATAGTTGATCTTGAGAATGGTCGTGCGCCCCTGCGCTTGCACGCCAACGCTCTTGAAGCTGAAGCCCTGCCGCTCGGACCGATTGAAAATCGATTGTGCGTCGTCATACAGCACGAGCAAATGGCGGCATTCCGGCGAGACCATTTGCACGACAAGCTTGAACCATGACGGCTCGAAGTCGTGGCCTTCGTCGATCAGCACGGCAGCATATTGCGCGGCCGGAATACTGCCCCGATCCACAGCCTTGATCACGCACTGGACGAGTTGCGCAAAAAACCGCTCACCGCCGCCTTTCGGACGCGTGACGTGATAGGCGCTCAACTGATCCGAGCACCACCCATGAAAATGCCTGACGATGACCTTGGCCGACAAGCCCTTGGCGTCCATCACCGATTTGATCTGCCGGGAAAGTGGCTCGCTGAAGCAAAGCACCAAGACGGGCTTTTCCGATTGCATTGCCAGATATTCGGCGCGATAACCAAGAATCATCGTCTTTCCCGACCCCGCCACGCCGTGAATGACACGGTGACCGTCGCCCAGGCTACGCGCCAACTGCTCCTGCTGCACATCCATCACGGCCATGATGTCGGGCAATTCGATCTGATCCGAAAGCAGATCGAGCTGGGACGCCTGCACGCGCACTTCCGGGAAGAGAATCCATCGGATGCGATCGATCTGCGGCAGCGTCAGCTTGTCGCGAAAGTGGAATTTGAACATCTGCCACAACCGGTCCTGAAACGCTTCCGCATCGACCGTCTCGGTCATTTCGTCCGAGCAAATGACGCGAGACGGCTCGAGCGCATGACCCAATCCGCCGTCCGTGAACTGCTTGCGCGTCATATTCGGCAGCACGACGCCGAACGTCCAGGGCAGTCGCAATTTCCCCGCATAGGCATGTCCCGGTGGATTCACCAGTTGTGGATCCCGCTCCAGCGCATTGACGATTTCGAGCGTATATCGACGCGCCTGCTCAAGCGGACTGATGACGGTTTTGGGGCCATTGCTGCCCAGAATTTGCCAGTCGCCTCGATCGGCCTGCAGGACGGTCGCAATCTTCCAATCCTTGACTTCGAGAATGAGCAACCCACGTTGAGGGTGAAGCACCACAAAGTCGGGATACGACCGCATCGTGGCGACGGGGACGTCATACCAGATCAAATAGTCGTCCTCGAGCTTCTGCTCCAGCCGCTCGGCAAGTCTGCGCTCACCGGACTGCATTCTGCCCACACACGAGGACAGCGAGGGAATGATCGTTGCCATGCGCCTCCAGGTTTTGGCGAAATTGGTCCTCAAAGTATCGAGGTTTTCGCTTTGACCGTATCCCGCTTTCCTCATCGCTCGCAATGGCGGGATGTTTCATTCCGACGTTCACGACGTGGATACATCGGCGTCACCGGCCAGTCAAAGGGGCTGCGTGGCTAACGCAGTACGGATACATGATGTAATGCGTTCGCACAAAAATCGGATACATCCCAATTAGAAAACGCGCTCGATCATCAAAGTGCCACTGCGCAAGACAAGGTCAGTGACCGTCATCTCGGCATTATCATGGATTGCCAATAAATTTTGAGTGCCGCATTCATCAATGAGCGACACCCAATTGACCGACTCGGCGTATCGTGCGAGCCGCCACGACAAACCACGCGGCACATACTCAGCCGCGAGTCGATATTCTTGAAGCTATCAGGGAAATAAAAGGGCAGAGAATAGGGACAATAGATGTTGCCTGTCCCAACCCCTTGAATTTAGTGGTCGGAGCGATAGGATTCGAACCTACGACCCTCTGATCCCAAATCAGACCAAAAAAAGCTGGCGGCGTCCTTTGCTGGAAATGCTTTCTACGGTTTCACGTCTAACATAATGCTCAACTATTAGGCACGGCTACATGCGGGTTTGCAGGCATGTGCCACCGGAATATTAGACGCCGATCAAGCCTTCTGCCAACCGCCTCTTCGACATCGCTGCAGCGTCGAAAGCATCGCGAATGCCCTCGTCTGGCCGCCCCCCCAAAGAAAGATAATGAAGACTATCAAATCACTGAATTTGATAATCATCACGCTCTTTTTTCGGCGCTGCCCTTTGGCCTGACGGCAGCGGGCGTCTTCACCCAGTGTGATGCCCCGCCGAGCCGAACGCCCCAGTACATGAGCCAGCGGCGCCACGCCGGCACGCAGGTGACTGCTGACGCTTCACGCAACACTTTGTCGGCTACCGCCCGCGGCACCGGCTGAGTGGTGTACAGCCAGTCATGCACGACAGCCGCCTCGTTCGATGTTCCGCCCGTCAGCCAGTACACCACGGGCAGACGCGGCACCGACGCCAGGTCGGTGATGAACCCGCGCGGCACGATGAAAACTTCGTCGGCCACGTCGGATTGATACACCAGCGCCGCGGCGAGCCGCCATCGGCCATCGTCGCAGCCGGTGGCGTTCTCGATGACCAGGCGCGTGAGGAACCGGCTCATTTTGCGGCCGGTGCCGACGCGGCCGCCGGAATGTCCACAGGCCACGCCGCAATCGCGGCCGCCAGCAGAATTTGCGCGGTCGTCACCCCCATCACGATCCGATCCTGATCCTGCGCCGACAGAGGCGACGCCTTCGCGACCGTGATGATCGCCGGAAGGCCCGCGCTCGCGAGTGTCTGAAGGTTGACGGCGTCGGCAGTTGAGCCCGACTCACACACAGCCCTCACGACCGGCTGCGCGTCGGAAAGTGCCTTCAGCGCTGTGTCGCTCATGCCATTGACCTGCTGCAGCGAGGAAATGGCGACTTCGACCGGCGGGCACACGCGGGCGGCGACCTGCGCCGGCGACGGCACGGACTGGCCGGTCGTGGAGCAAGCCGCGAGGACGAACGAAAGCACGGCCGCGCACGCGGCCAGAATGGCAAAACGCTTCATGGTGGATTCCTTACGGGGTGGTGAGCTTGATTGCGGCGACCGCCGCGCTGGTGACGGCAGTCGAAATGCTGGAAGCGATGCCGCCGCCGGCGGCGATCGGCGCGCTGGCAGAAACGCCCGTCTCGCCGAAGTCGAGGCTGAAGCCGTCGGGGGTGTTGGTGACGCGTACGGTGACGGTGCCGACGTCCTTGCTGCTCGATACTGACGCCGCGCAGCAGATCAGCCGGCCGGTGGCGTCATAGAACGGCCGCACCTCGTACCGGGCAGTGCCGGCGCAGGCCGCCAGCGCCAGGCCAACCCCACACGCGAGCGCGGCGCGGATCATTGCGGGGCGCTCGGGGGCGGCGGCTGATCGGCCGGCGGCTTACCTGCCGCAACGTGAACTGCACCCAGGGTCGCCAAGGCCGCGCCGATGGCCGTGATGAAGCCATCGACCGGCGTCTTCCCTGCGTAGGCGAAGAAGCCCCAGGCGCCGAGCAGCGCGGCATAGCACAGCACCTTCGTGCGAGTGTTCATTTCGTCGTTTCCTTCTCGTGGTGGTGGATGATCTCGGTCGGCGTGAACCGGTAGCCCTCGATCGCGTACTTCTGCGCGACCCAAAGCGGGAACGGCATCGCGTGGATGCCCTCGTCCTTGCCGATGTGGTGGTCCTTGCACAGCAACATGCCGTTGACCGTCATGTCATCGATGAACAGGTACGGGTCAGCCGGCACCAAGTAAGTGACGTCGGGATGTAGCACCGTCTCGCCCGCGACAGTCATTTGCTGCGCGCCCTTGAGGAAGCCATCCCAGTCGAATTCCTGGGCACGCGCGCCCCATACGCCGGCGCGACAGTCTTCCGCGAAGCGAGACCAGTCGATCAGGTTGGCGGTGCTGCGCTCGATGGGGCTGTGATGCGCCTCGAGCGGATGGCCCGTGTCCTGCTCAGTGCCGCCGCAGACGAAGCACCGCCCGCCTTCGCGTTCGATCAGCGTCTTGCGCGTGCAAGTGAATAACGCGGTGGTCGTGCGCGGCTCATGGCCAGGCAGCATCACGTCGACGCTCAGGGTTTCCTTCTCTTCGTGGGTCTGGGTGACGTCAGACATATGCCCTCAGAAATAAACAAACCGCCCGAAGGCGGTCTCGTTGACGCAAGTGGCAGACGGATCAGACGGGGGCCGGGGTGAAATCGACGTAGTACTTCTCGCCGACCTTGAACTGGCCCAACAGGGACGGATTGTTGATATGAATTTTGAACTCAGCCGACGGCGAGTACTTCGCATAAGTGTTGTCCTCGTCGCTCCCGTCTGCCGGGTAAGCCTTGGCCGCAACGGCGTTGAAGTGCAGAATCTCGCTGCTCTGGAATTGTTCGATCCGATTCAGTTGGACCTTGGCGCGCATGTTGGGCATCTGTGATGTTCCTTCTGGTGGTGAAAAAAGCAATAAGCCGCTCAAATGGCGGCAGTTACATGAGGCAGAGCTGCCGCTCTTGTTCGCGGCGTTGAACCAAGCCGGGCAAAATCTGCCCCTTGGAATAGACCCACTTGGGCAACTCGTTGCAGGCGCCAACGGGATCGCCGGCATTGAGCTTGCGCAGCATGGTGCTGCTCGCGAAATTGCCCGCGCCAGCGTTGTAGACGAAGCTGGCCAGGGCCGCGCGGCGCGTCTCAGGCATCGGCACCTTGACCAGGCGGTCGACAGTGGTGAGCGCAATGCCCAGATCGCCGCGCAGCAGCTCGTCGCACTGCGCCTGGCTCTTCACCTGCCCCACCCTCACGCCGGCCGTGTGTCCGTAGCAGATAGTCGGAATGCCGACGGGATCGAGATAGGCTGAGAGCCTGGATCCCTCGAACGCGGGCACGAGCACGGCCGCGATCGCGACGGCGCCCCCCGCTGCTACAGCCATGGCTCGCTTTATCAGGGGATTCGACGTGTCGCTCATAGTCGATCCGGCCATTTGCCGTGCATCAATGCCCACACCGCCCCCGCGAGCGCGACGAACGGCGTCAGGAATTTGGCAATCTTCCCGAGCACGCCCAGGAAACGGATGCCGCCTTGCATGATCTGAAAGACCTCGATCAGGCCCTTCATGGCCTCACCGGTCTCTTTTGTCTGCTCTGTGTTCGCGGCCATTTCGGCCCGCATCGCGGCAAGATGCTGGCTCACGAAGGCGCGAAAATCGCTCTCGGACATTTCCATGATCTGTTCCTGATTCATGGTTCCCCGGAAATGAAAAAGCCGCCCGAAGGCGGCGGTGGTGTGTGTGGGTGGTAGCGGCCTGCTTACGGCGCGACCTTATCGGCTGGCAGCGGCGTGTTACCTGCCGCGAGCCATCGCTTGAACTCCTCATAGTCCACGTTGCCATCGGCAAACGGAATGGTTGCGCCGTCCGAGAGGCGCGTGACGAAACCATCGGTGACATATAGCTGATACATGTTTAGAGCCTCGCGGTGATAACGAAAGCGGCGTTGTTATACGCAGTAGTCTGCCCCGCCGATACGGTGCCAGTCGTGGTTAATCGCAACGACCTTGTCGTATTGAATACAATGTTTGGCGTGTTGGCTTGACTTAGGGAAAAGGAGATGGAGGGCACGCTAGGAGCGACGCGCATCTCTACCGGATAGTCAGCCCCGGTTGTTCCTATGGGCGCACCAACCGACCCTGCCCAACCGTTGAGATGTATTGTCCCTACAGGAATCAGGAGGGCATACCGCTGACAGTCCTTGAGGTCGTCCGGGTAGCTCTTGCGCACGACAGCCGACGCAACGGTGCCCTCCTCCAGTTGCCACTCGGTGAACCAGAAATTCTTCGTCGTGACCGCGCCGCACGCGACCTGAACTTCAATCTCCAAGCCCTTTGAGCAATCGCCCAACGCCTGCGTTGCCGTGACCACAGCGCCGGTCGCGCTGGCCACGGACGACGCCGAGCTGGTACCGATCGTCGTCACAGCGGAAAAATCATCAGCGGTCGTGGTCGGCTTGCGGAATACCACCGTGTAATTGATGGCCGAGCCGACATCGTGCTGAACGCCGATTTGAAAGGTGCCGGTCTGGTTCTTGAATTTGACCGCGTCCGCCGCTTCCATTCGGTACCGCCAAGATACCTGGCCGGCCCCTGTCAGCGTGCAACCCGCGAGCTTGACCGCGTACCCAGTTCGACCAACGGGCGCTGCCGTGTCTTGCGTCAGCGTGCCAGCGGTGATCGCGCCGCCCGACGCCCACGCGGCAATCATCTCGACCGGTCCGTACTGCGGCGATGTGGTAAGCGTCGGCACAGTCGACTGGATCGCCACCTGTGCGCCGCTGTTGAAGAGCTTGTTTCTCGAAGACGCTGCCCCCGTCGAGCCGACACTGGATTGAAGCTGGGCAAGTTGCACCGCATGCTGCGGCTGCGTGGCCGGCGCGACCTGTTGAGCACCACCGGCGCATTCCATAAGCACGCAGATCGGGTTTCCGCTATTCACACCGGCGATCGTCGCATGCATGAGAACAGCGGTGCCGTTGAGTGCTAGTTCGCCACCCTGAAGCGGTTGCAGGCCGAGCCCATAGATGGGGATCGCCGTCAGGCCATCGGGCGCATACGTCGATGGGCCCGTATTCGCATGCGCAATCTTGATCTGCTGCACAACGCCATCGACCCACGTTCCAGCCACGAGCGGCGTCGCATTGACAGCGGCATAGGCGTTCGCCGCCCCTGCGTCGGCGAGGATGACGGTGTTCTGGCAGATCCGCTTGATCGCGGACAGCACTTGGTTATACGTCGTTTTACTCGGCGTCAAGCCGCCCGCAACAACGATAGCGCGCAGCTCTTCCTGAATCATGTTCAGCCACGATCCGCGCACATTAGTCGCGGGCGTGCCGGCCGTCGGATTACCTTCGGTGAAGTACCCTTCCGAGCCTGCTGCTTCCGGTGTTGGGAGCGCGGTTGCGGCGGTTGCGTCATCAATACGGAACATGTGACCTCTTATGCGTAAGCAAAAATTGGGATCGTGTGGGCGGGAATCACCGCGCGCAACTCGCATTCGAGTACGCTGTTGCCCCATGCCGCGAGTGGGTCACCAGCTGCCATCGCGCCAGCTACAGCGCGCACGATTGTGTTCAATGGTGCCGTGATCTTCCAGGCAAAATTCCAGTCATATCCGCAGCACGGATCGCTCGCTTTCAGCATCCCGGCGCGAGCTTGCGTGTACTGCGTGATCGTTACCGTGTAGCCGAGGCGCGCGGCAAATTGCGTCAGGCCAGATATCAAGGGACCACCGACTCCCACGAAGCGCGCCAGCACCTGGGCTTGCCGCTGCGCAATCGAGGGCGCCACGCCGGCACACGGATCTGGCAAACCTAGCGTCGACTCCCAATCTGGAAGGAGTTCATAGGTCGTGGCCGGAAATGCATCCTTGAGAAGGTAGTTCGCACGTGCTGTCGCGCGCTCGTAGCTCGGCGCAAGTCCAGAAAGTACCTGGGTCTGCACTGCATCAGCGTCTCGCGGCCAGACCCTTCCGCGCGGCATTAGTCCCTGTAGCGCCTTGAGAAAGTTGGCGGCGGTCAAGTTAGGTGCGAGCATGGAGCCTCAGACGTAAAGCACATTTGCAAGGACGGGAAGCTGCCCGAACCCGCTCGTGATGTTCCCCGGATAGGTGGTGGTGGTAACACCAACGATGCCCTGAATCAGAGTGATCAGGAAACCGCTTGTCCCCGACACAGACCGTATTGCGGCCGAAATGTCGTCGCGGTTGATCGTCCCCGCCCGTGGATCACCGTTGCGAAACAGCACATCCGCGATCGCCGCCGCGATCGCCGCGCGCGTCGCCGACGTCGCCGATGTGAGGCCTGAAAGCGTGATCGTCAGGTTGTTAGCGATCGGCGCGCACGAATAGACGAGCGCCGTCACCGGCTGCTTCGTGACAATCGCGTCAGCGACAACGAGCTGGTCGCCCACTGCGACTGCGCCCCGCGGTACTCCGCCCGGCCCCTTATCGTTCTGCGAGACGCCGTCGCTTCCCTGAGGAAAGCCGTTGTGTGCCGATTCGGCGTTGTCCCACATCGTATAGACGACGACAGTGCCTGCACCGAATCCATTCGGCGCGCACCAGGCGCGCGTCACGCCCGCGATGGCGAGCGCCCATAGCACATAGTCGTCCGAATCGCCGCCCTGAGGCGTGCTCTGATACGCATCGAGCATCCGGCTCCGCAGAGAATCGTTGTCTTCAATGTCTGCGCCAGATTTGACCGTTGCTGTAATCGTGCCACCCTGCTGAATGCCATCGACCGCTACGCTTAACGAAACCGATGCGCCCGGATCCGCGTTGCCCGCTGCTCCCGCCACATCGGCCACGATCGTAACCGAGACGTTCCCTGTCTCGTCGACGGTGCCAGTCGTTGAAGTGGTATATGTGACCCCATCGCCGCGCGCGACGGGAGTGCTTGAGCTCAGCACCTTTCCCGCCACCCCCGGGAATTGGGCAGTCAATTGCGCTTTAGACGCTTCCTTCTGATAGACATCTTTCAGTGCTGCCCAGCCTTGCAGATATTCATCTTCGGCCGTGAATGGGACCGCCTGCTTCGCGATCCAATCAAGGTATCCAAACTGCTGGTGGCACATACCAGCCTGGATCTTGCCGACAATTCTCAGCACGGCAAAACGCAGAAGTGCATCCGCCCCCTGAAGCGCCGACGAAATATCGGCGGCCACCTCAGAGATCAAGGTGGAAAGCGTCTTTCTTTGAAATGGCATGTCAGGCGAGCTGGTTCCAGGCCCACGCGTAGGTCATGTCGATCTGCGTGCCCGTCGGTTGATAGAGCGTGATCTGCGCGCCGAGAAACGTGTCGCGCACCCACTGCGTCTGCACATCGATGCTAGCGACGACGCCGTCATCAATCAGCCATTGAAGCGCCTCGTTGATGTAATCGCGAGCGTTGTTCAGCACTTCCTGCGTCTGCTTTGAGCGGTCGAGCAACCAAAGGCGCGAGCCGATCGGTTTGTCTTCGCCGATGTCGCCCCACCAGCCGCGCGGATCACCAGTCCCATCGGGAATCGGATCGTCTGGATTCGCCACACGGTCGGTGAAGATGCTGACGAGGACTTCGGTTTGCAGATCGTTCCCGGTGATGAGGACCGGCGCGACAAAGCGCCAATCGCCGCGGCTGTTGTCCACGTCCCAAATAACAGAGATGTCGGACATGTATCATTCCTGTTCGGTCGGAACTTCCGACGAGATGTTGCTGCTGCCGCCTTGAACGTTCTTCACAACATGATGGTGGCCGTCGAAGATCATGCGATCCGCAGACATGCTGCGGCCGGTCGTATCACAGTTGTCGACAATGTCACCCGTGCATTCGAAGAGAAGCGTCTCGGCACGCACCTTTGAGGCATTTGTCAGCATGATCGGGTTGCCACCGCCATTCACTACGATGCCCGTCGACGAGAGGTAGACCGACTGCCCCTTATCGTCGCTGATCGCAACTTCGCCGCTTGCGAGCGCCTTCATGCGGTACTTCGCGTTCGACGTCGCGATCACGAAGCCATCGTTGCGATCGCCGTTCTTGAAGGCGATGAGCGCCTGCGTGCCGGACGGCGGATTCGACGTGAATCCATACTCTGCGTAGCGCGGCACGTCTGGGATCAGCTCCAGCGCGTTCAAACGAACCTGCAATGTCTGTACACCTTTCGTGTCGTCGACCAGCGCGATCGCACCGCGCGCCATCAGCAGGAGAATGCGGCGCCCGAGCCGGTTAAGTTCTTGCAGCACTATTGCTCCACTGGTGTTTGCGTTGATTCGTCCATCGGCAAAATGTCCAGCGCGATCGGCTCTGGCAGGAAACCCTGCCGCGGACCGAACACCAACTCGGCATGCGTGCCGTTCTGATCGAGGATGAACGTCACCTCGGCGAGCAGAAGAATGGTGTTATCGGGGATGCCAGCCGCCGGTGCGGACACCGGATAGTTGATGTTTGGAATCCATGGAGAGCCGCTCGCATCACGCCAGTTATCCACGAGCGCGCGTACGCGCCGTGCGCGTCCATAAGCCCGCGACGCCATCCAGTTGACACGCTTCTCGATAAACCGCCGATCTGTTGCGCTCTGCTCCGATACAAAGTACGTCGGTCTTAGCCGAGCGGGATTAGCCGCCGGCCCCGTCGCCACCACCGTCACCACCGGCAGGTTCGGGATGCTTTCATCATCCGCACCAGCGCTGTATGCGCTCAGCACAGCGTTGTAGGTGCTGAATGTTCCCAGGACGCTTTTCGTGCAGACAAGAGCCTCGATGTTGTTGCCGAGGGCAATGCCCGAAGCCGCAAGCTCGGTGCCTGCCTGCGAGATCGTGATCTCTCCCTCTTCGCTCTCGAATACCAGCAACCCGCAGTAGCGCGCGTAGCGCTCGATCACTTCCCACGCCGTCTCGGTGATGCTGACAATCTGGCGCGGCAGCGCCGGCAACGCATCGAGAACAGCCTGTGTACCGTTCGGCGGCACGAAAACGTCAATCGAATATGGCGTCGCGATCATGGCGCACAGCTTCTGCAGCCCGGTATTCGCGTTGACGCGATCCAGACGACACGAGCAATCAACCAGGTCCGCGAGCTTGCCGCGGCCCGAGATGGTGATGTCATGGCTATACGGGGTGATGATCGTCTCGACGGTCTCCACATATCCGGACAACACGAGGTCATCGCCGATCGAAACCTTGATAGGAGCGCCCTCGCGCGCGAGCAGCTTCAGGGTGTTCGCGTCAGACGAGCATGTGAGCACGAATGCCGATGTCGCAACCTCAATAGAGCGCGTAACCCTCACCGCCTTCCATCCCGTCAGCAGCAAGCCATCCTGTGTCAGCAGTACGCGTACTTCATCGACGCCGGGCTTTCCCCCCAGAGCGTCGACGACTCGATCTGCATTCGGCATCAGAAGCTACCAGGTGAATAGGCGTATTGATCGCCGAGAGGTGCATGTTGGCGATCCGTTTTCAGTTGCGTGTCGACGTTCGGCGACGATGTGACGTTGGTGCTCGTGCCCGGCGGCGCATTCTTGTGGACGATCTCGACCGTGACCTTTCCGGGCTCGCCAGTTCCCTGGCCTAGCTGCGCATCAAGCTGGCGAGCGATTCCTGCCCGAACGTTTGCCTCGTTCGGATCCTTGGGCCGCTCGTACAATGACGAGACCTTCTCCGCCGCTTCGGGCGCTGTCGTCGATGCCATTAGGGCGTCGCCAGCAGCCCTCTCGTTGTTCTGAAGCTCCCACAAAGAGTAGCCAAGCTGTTCCTCATGACTTGCGGAAGCAAGTGGCGTCTTGAATGTGCGCTCATAGATCGCCTGGCGATCAGGATGCCACTGGAATAGCCCTACCGCCTTCCCGTTGTCGCCCACCGCACGATCGTCAAGCCCACTTTCTCGGCTCGAATTTGCGACCATGCCAATCGCTTGCTCGCGCGAAAGACCATGATTCATATACCACTGGACATCGGACCGTGCCTGCTCGAGCTGTGCACCATTACCAACAGCCGTCTTCTCGTTCAACTGCGCCATAGTCACAGCGCCGCGCCCGCGCAGCGAATTACCGAAGCGCTCAAAGCCATCCCAGATACGCTGCTCAGTGCTATTGGCGCCGCTCGGTTGCGGTGCCGGCCGGTTGCGGCCGCTTGTGGCGTCGAAGAAGAACTGGATACCTTGCAGCAATGAATTGAGTGCCGGCTCAACGCCGCTCAGCACAGTCGTCTTCAACCGGTCGTACGTGATGCCAAGCTTGGCAGATGCATCCGCATACTCGCGAGCGCGCTGGATATCCTGCTCATCAGGGATGTATTCCTTGGCCGTCGCGAGATCCGCCGACACCTGCGCCGGACCGCGGCTCAAGAAATCGACCAGCGATCCCGCGCCGGCGGCATTCAGGAAATTCTGCGCTCCGCCGTATTTTCCCTGCCCGCGCAGCGTCTCCGCATATGCGGCCAACTTCGTGAGCACCGACTCGATGGATTCCAGCCGGCTCGGATCGGTAGAGATGCCAGCGGCCTGAAACCGCTTGAGCGCCTCCGGATTCCGATTGTTCAGCGCGTCGCTGTACGTCTGGCGCACCTGTTCAACGCCGGCGTTTGCCTGCTCCGGCGACAGCCCGGCAAGGCGACCCGCATATTGCACGCCGTACGCAGTTGATGTGGAAAGGCCGCTGCGCAGGGCCAGATTGCTCATCGATCGCATCGACGATGCCCACTGCGATTCCATCTGCGCGATCTTCACAGTCAGCGCCGTGATGCCGCCGATGATGCCCGCTTTGCCGACGAAACTTGCAATCTCGGAGATCGCGCCGCTGTTGGAATTGAAGCCGGCAGCGATCGAACTGCCGAGACTGTTCAGTTTCCCCTTATTCGCCTGCGCCTGCAGCTTGGACAGGCTGTTGGTCACCTTCCCGATCGGGCCGGATGCCTGATTCTTAGCGGTGATTGCAATCGAGATTTTGCTTGCCATGGGGCCGCTCGGAAATCATTTTGCCAGCGCATTGAAAGTCGTTGGCATGAATGCAGGGTGTATTGGATTCGCCTGCGCAACCAGTTCGTCGGCCCGCGTCGGGTCGCGATACAACCGTGTGGCGAGCGCGAGCGACGGCAGCATCGACGGAAGGTCGAACGTCTTGATAGACGAGAGACCTGCACCGCGCTTGTTCAGGTCGGCCACTACCGCCGCGCGCAGGGCCGACAAGGCTTCATAGGTCTCGTCCTCCCCTTTGTCGCCGGCAACAGTCATCTCGGCGTCGACCAGGTCGGTGACCAGATCGCGCACGCGCATGGCGTCGTCGCTAGACGTCGGCTGATACGTCGATGACGCCTGCGCGACCGCGCCGATCGAAGCGCGCCGAAAAAGATCGCTGCACGCTGATTGCATTTCGCCCATCGCCGTGCCAATGACGGACGTGGTCGTGCCGGCATCAGGAATGAACGTCGAGAGAGCCGACAACAGCCGGATCGAATCGCTCGGATCGCTTGTCGCCGCCAGAACTGCCGTGGTTACGCCACGAACCGATGCCGTGAAGGCATCCACCGAGGACGCGTCGAAAGCCGCTGCAGCAGTCGCCATTGCATCGGCCGCCGCGCTGACGTTCGCGCGCGCCGCGGTGGCGGTCTCGAACAGCGCCTGAGTCGTCGTCGAATGGACCGAGGAACTCGGATACTTGCTGAACGTCGGCACCGTGGCGCTGCCTGCGAAGCGACCGAAGTCGCCCGGCAGGTTAAACAGCAACTGAAACAGGTTCCTCGCGTCGCCGACAATGTTTTTGGCGTACAAGTACCAGCCGAGCGCCGTATTGACGACCGTGCCCAACACCGCAGCGCCATATGCAATCGCGGTCATGGCCGTCTTCGCGAAATTGAGCGCCGCCGCAACATTAAGTCCTGTCACCGCGTTCAGCACAGACTGCGTTGTCGCGGGATCTGCCGTCGGGTAGGTGCGCTGCCCTGCCTCGATGAATTCGAAGTGAAGCTCGAAGTACCGGCCCTTTTCCCAATGCTCGATACTGCGGAACCCGTCAAGGTTGACGGTGAGCCGGCCGAGTGTCGGATGAATCAGCTCACCGTCGCCGGCAGTCTCGACGGCCGCAATCATGACGTCGCGCTGCGCGATGACGTCGTCGCCGACGACGAAGCCATACATGCGGATGCGCCGCGCGCCGCGGCCGAGATCCTCGATCCATGGCGTATCCCGCATCGGATACTGGTGCATCTGGTTGCGGCGACCGAACGCCGCCTCGCTGCCGAGAGACACGAACGGCACGCCGCGATACGACGCCGGGCGCAACTGCTTAAAGTACGACTGCGCTGAGCCGCCCAGCCGAGCCGCTAGCGAACTTGCCAGATTGGAAATGCCCGAGGCGGTGCTGAGCACGGCGCCTGCGCCGCCACCGATGTTCATGCGCCAACTCCAATCCGTTTGCCCAAGCGCCGCGCTCTCGCGAGCCAGTGCAGGGTCTCGGTTTCTGTCATCTGCTCGACCCGGTCAGGATCGAAACGCATCATGTGCGTCAGTTCGGTGAGACGATCGTCCCACCACTCCGGAATCGAGATCTGCTCGGCGATCAGTCGTCCGAGTCCGGTGATCGCCGAACCTGAAAACCGTTGAAGTACGCCACCGCCTCGAGGAAGTCCCGCGCGGACAGCGCGCGCACCGAGCTTTTCGGAACCTTGCCGATAAGGCTTATGAGCGCGACCATGCGGGCGAATGGACCGCCCGCGGATTCCGCTTTCCGCTTCTGCTGATTCGTCGGCTCGCACAGCGTCAAAGACGCAATGTTCAGCGCGCTGTCGTCGCGAGTGATCTGCACCGGCTTTGTCAGCTGAATGACGATCTCGTCGGAGCTCCGAGCCGGGTTCCGCACCGCGTCGTGACCGAATGAGGCGATGAAATCCTCAGCCTCGTCGATCTGACTGCCATACATCTGGTCGATCACGTCTACAGGCGCGCTGCTGAGTAGCGCTATCAGCGCGACCGACGTGCCATAGATGCCTGCGGATTGCTCTGCCTTCTCATAGTCGCCTGCGAGCGGCTCGCGAAGCGAGATTTCTGAGACGGTTGTCTCGGCGTCTCCCTTGCCATACTTCAGCGGCTTGCGGAGAATGATTGTTTTCGTATCGCTCATCACTTATTGCTCCGTGACCGCGTTCTGCAGGCCTTCCCAGCGGCACGTGAACTTCGCCTCGGCCGTATCGACTTCTTGCGCCTCCACCGTCCACATGTTGCGGCCAATGACCGTTTTGCCGTTCGCAAGCTCGACCACAAGCGTCACGTTGCGCATCGCGTTGAACGCGGCGAGGCTAAGACCGCCGGAATCGCGGATTGATGCACTGATATACGGCGCCTTCGGCATTTCGCTGAAGCCGTGCACGGTGTCTTGACCGACCTTCGTCTCGCGCGTCACGCTGCCGACGTCATATTTCAGTTCGCCTTCTATCTGATAATTCACCCCATCCGCCGTCAGATACGCGGTACCGGCAATGAGGCCTGTGTTGTTCGCCATTTACATCTCCCAGAAATGACAGCGTTGCCCCGGATTACATGGCAGCGCTTTGCGTTTGACGGACAGATCAGGACTGCGTAGTCGACAGGCGGAACTGCGCAAGCAGCGCGAAGATGCGTAGCTGGTTGATCAGTGTGCCAGGCCACAGTACGTCGACGCGATTCGGGTTCGATGCGTTCTGCTCAACGATGATCGACTGCGCGAAGATATCGCTTCCCTGCACGTAGCCTTCGTATTCCATCGCGCGGTACTCCGCGATCTGATCGGCCTTGATGATCTTCGGCGTGACGATGCCGGAACCCGGCGCGAAGCGCGTGCCGTCGGCTGCGAGCTTCACGCGCGCGTATTTCGTCGTCACCATCGTGCGCAAGCGGCGCAACACATATGTCAGCAGGAACATCGTCTCGATTTCGAGATAGCTGTTGTCCGGCTGTCCCGACGCGTTCGTCTGGTAGGTCGTGATAAGGTTTTCGATCGCGACCGTGCCATCATCGGCAACCGTGAACGTTGAGACGCCGTCGTAGAGCAGCGTGTTGCGCTGGCTCAGGTTGAAGCGAGACTGCAGCGGCGGCGCCAGCACGCCGGTGAGCGCGACCGTCTGCATGGGAATGCCCGGATCTGCGCGTACGCTCACGGCAGTCTGTGCCGCGATTGCCGCTGCCCATTGCCACGGCGGCGTCGGCGAATCGTTGAAGCCCATTACCGTTTCATGCTGGTTGTTTCGGGCTGTGCCAAACGTCGTCTGATTTGCCCATGTCGCTCGATACGCATAGAACGCGTGCCCGAACACCTGCTGCTGCCAGCTCCATCGCCCTGTCGAATCGTTCAGGAACGCCTTGATCGCATCCATCGAGGTCGTGTCCGTGAACGCGCACGCGATGAAGTCAAACGGCATGTCGAGCAGATTGCCGAGCGCCGTCGTCAGCGTCGGGTTTGTCGCGCCGCCGGTCATCGCCGTGATCGTCGCAGCAAACCCAGTCGGGAACACTTCGCCATTCGCCGCACCCTGGTAGTTGAAACGAATGTCGATGTCGTTGCCGACTAGCCCCTTGTTATCCGCCGTCAGGTCGATCGTGCTGGTCGTGACTGCCGCGGTCACCGGCATGCCAGGAATTGCATTGATCGCTCCACCGATGGCAGTGGCAACCTGTGCCGTCGTCTGACCCGCAGCGACAGCAACAGAGACCAACTGCCCGGCAATATACAGCGCCACCGTTCCATTCGCCGTCGGCGCGCCTGTAACGCCGATCGAGCCGCTTGCGGCCGTGGCGCCAGCGGCATCAGCCAACGGGAGGGTCCACAACTCACCGAACGTATCGTTCTGTCGATATGCCCCCACCATCAGCGCGAGCACAGAATTCGCACCGAACTGCGTGTTTGCGTCGCCTGTTCCAGCGGAGAGCAGCGGCACATCCTGAGCAGCCGCGCCGGTCGTCATCGGGCCGATCAGCAGCCCGCGCTGATTCGCAACCGCTGAGTTGGCATGCGAGCTATCGATCTCGGCGAAGAACAGCGGCGTGCGCAGGTTCTGCGGGATCTGTTTGAACGGTACGGTCATTACGCGTTACCCCCGGCCTTCTTCGTTGCGGTTGCGGGCGCCTCGATAACGACGTCACCGTCGTTCGCTACGCGCGTCCAGAAAATATCGCCGTCCGGCACTTCGATGCCTTCGGGCGGAAGAAACTGTTTCGTTACCGGATGCCGCACTTTGAGGCCCGGCGCAGGTTTGACGATCATTCGTCACCTCTTAAGAGAATGTTGCTTTGACGAAGCCTTCAGCCCGTCCATCGGGGCCTTCGGTGCGAGGGGCCGGCGTAACTGCGTCAGGGAAAGGAGGATTCGGGTAGGTCTCTGCCGAATCGAAGACGTTGATCAGATCTGCCGTCAGATCGATTTCCGTGAGTTGTGCGGTAACGTCCGGATAGAACGTCTCGTACATCTGCACGCCAATCGAAACGAGCATTCCGCCTATGTGTGTCTCGCCTTCGGCGCTCACGTCCGTTTGAATCCGCACAAACGGGAAGTCCTGTGCGAGTTTGCGCAGTGGCACGCTCTTGAAGATCGCTGCCTCAATGTCAGCCTGCAGACCTTCGAGCGCGAGAAGCGCCGCCGGACCAGACGCTGCCGATACCTCAACGCGGATCTCGAAGATGCTTGTCGTGGTGAAGGCAGTCTGGCCGCTATTACCGAGCGACTGCTTTTCTTCACCGCCATACCTCACCTTGATGGAAGGCAGCTTCGCTGCCGGCAAATTCCAGTCGCCCGGCGATTGCAGCTTGACGCCCTGCAGCATGCCGAGAACGGACAGCAGCGCAGCGCGGAATTCCGCGCGTGCAGTCTGATCAGACATCGGTTTGGCCTGGTACGTTGAGCATCAACCGGGCTGCGCCGTGGCCGTCTGGATGTACCTCCCGAACTTCCCACTGCTCGCCCGTCTTGTTGATCAGAAGTTGGTCGCCTTGAAGCGGCAGCATCTGGCCGGAGAACTGCGAAAGCTGCACACCGATCGTCGGCTGATTCGTGACAACCGATTCCCCCGACGTTGGATCAACGCCGAAAAACGCCTTGTCGTAGATCCCGGTGATCGGGAACGATGCGCCAACCGCTGCTTGATACGTGATCTCCGTGCCGAATTCCTTCTGGAGAGGCCCGAGAATCTTCGCGTCGACGACGTCGTCCCAGTCCATCTCTTATGCCACCTTGACCGTCGGACCTTCTGACGGCGAAAAGACGGGACCGTCACCGCGCGGAAGTTCAGCTTCACCGGGCGTCGTCAGAAACCCTGCCTTCCGGAGTTGGGCGATTTCGGCCGGCGGTAAAGAGACCTCTTCGCCGGGGCCAACCTGCTTGCCGTCGATGGTGATCGTGCGGCCTCGCGCTACGGTCGCGCGCGAACCGCCCTTTTCGGGCGCGGCCATTAGCTCACCACCGGGTCACAGACCGTCGCGGCGAAGCACGCGTTGACGCGGCTCGGGATCACGATCGGCGACGACTGCATCATCAGGAAGCGCTGGGCCGGGTCTTCCGACACCCAGGTCTTCGGCGCATACGGCAACGCCTGATAGTTGAACGCGGGATCGAGCACCGTGCCGAAAGCACGCGTGCCCATCAGGTCCGCACCCGACATGATCACCGTGCCGTCCGTCAGCATTGGCTGTTCGACGTTGTTGTCGTCGACGTACCAGTCGTTGTAGACCCACAGGTCATACTGACCCCAGTGGCCCTTGTACTGCGCGCCGCGCTGGATCTGCGCGCCGACGTTGATGTTGTTCCCTTGACCACCATTGCCCGGATACCAGATCGCAGCCTTCACGACCGGATCGGCAATGAAACCCGTCCATGCGCTCGTCGTGAAGATCAGGTCGGTTGCAACGCCGCCGGACTTCTTGAGCATCAGATGGCCCCACTGCTCGAGGTTCGTCGACGGTGTGGCGTTGCTCGCGGCCACGTTGGCCGCCGTCCACTTGGCAGTGCCCGTCAGCGCCGTCGTCAGCTCAGCGTCGCGCCCGAAGTCGACCACGACCGTCGGGAAGCCATCACCCGCGATCGTCACGGAGCCGCCTGCCAGCGCTTGAGCTGCCATCCATTCCAAGCGACGATCAAGCATGTCGATCTGGTCTTCCATTTCGAACGTGAGGTTCGCCATCTCGCGCTCGCCCGCCGACATGTCGCCGCCGATGCGCTCGCCGATCATGCGGCGAACCGGCTTACGCAGGTCAGGAGCGCGCTTGTCCTTGATGTACGCCGGCTTGAATTCGTTCGTCTGGTAGCGGCGCTGCTCAACCAGTTTGCCTTCGACAAGCGGCGAGACGAACGGCGACATACGGCGCTTGCCGACGTCGACATCGATCGACACGAACTCCGTATCCGATGTGACGACATTCGGGAAGAACTTGTCGAGCAGGAACTGCTGCGACTTCTTCAGATTGGGAACCATCTGAATCAGTACGTTGGTGTCGAAAATCAAATTTCCGGCCATTTTTTACTCCATGCGGATGCTTTTGAGATTCCCAAAACAAAAACCCCGCCGAAGCGGGGTTCTCGTGGTGTGGGCTTTTGGGTTAGCTCGGGTCCGCAGCGGAGACCGAGGTTTTGACGTAGATGTTGGCGTTGGTCAGCAGAGCCGCCTTCGCGGCAGCGAGCGTGATGCCGGTGCCCAGCGTCAGCGCGGCTCCGTTCACCTCTGCCTGGAGGTAGACACCGGAGATGACATCGCCCGCGCTACCGTCGGCAGAGTCAGCGAGCACCGCACACGGGTTCTGGCTGCCGTCCGCCGACGCTGAGAGCGCTTGCGTGTACTTTCCCGAAGCTGTGATCTTGCCGAGTACCGTGCCGCGCACGAACGGGCCTCCTGTGATCGTCACCGAGTCGGTGACGATCTGCAGCGGGCCCGCGATCAGCTGATCCGGGATGAAGGCTTGAGCGGTAATGCTTGGCTGTTGGGGGTTCTCCCCGATGGTGCTGACGTTCAGCGTCATGGTGTTTGCTCCTTATCGGGGAGTGGTTAAGCTTCGCCGCGGACACGAGCCGCGGCGGCGATTGCGCGTTGCGCGATGGCGCGCGGATCATCCGCTGCCGGCGCTTCGGCCTGGGGTGTTGCAATCGGCGCGGCGACCGTCGACATACGCTCACCGAGCCCGGTGCGCGCTTTCGGCTTGTCGAGTTCGCTGGCACCGAGCGCCGAGATCGCCTGAGCGACGCTAAGCGATGTGTCGAACGCGAAGACGGCAGCCTGATTCACGCGACCAGCCTTGATGCCTGCGGCGATGATTTGCGCGCAACGGATGCGCTCGCGCTGACGCGCACCTTTTGCGCGACCTGCGCGCTTGCCGTCTTCTTCATCATCTTTGTCATCAGCCTCGGCGTCGACATCGTCGTCGCCTTCATCGGCGCGCTTGGCTTCCTTGTCTTTCTCTTCCTCCTCAGCCTTGCGCGCTTTCTCTTCCTTCTTGTCCTGCTCTTCCATGCGCTTCGCGTAATCCTCATCGGACTCGTCGTCGCGCTGCTTGCGATCGTCGGTCTCTTCCATTCGCGGCGCCGATGCGCTCGGCAGGCCGAGGAAGTGCGCAAACGGCATCGCCGCCGCGATCTTCGTCAGTTTCGACATGTGATTTCCTGAGTAGATGGTCTAGGCATTGATCTGCTGGATCAGCGCCCGAAACGCGGCATCTGGCGCCGCCACTTCGTCCGCAAGCCCAAGGGCAACACCTTTCTCGCCCATGAACGTCGCGGCCTGCGTACCTCGAACCGTGGCGGCCGAGATATTCCGATTACGAGCGACTGTTTCGACGAACAGCTCGCCCATGGATGTGATGTCTGCCTTGTGGCGATCGAGTTCTTCCGGCGTGATCGGAAGTTCGCAATGGCCATCGGCTTTGAAATCGCCATATGTGATGAAGTGCACATCGACGCCTGACTTCGACAGCGCCTGCGACATGTCGACACGCGCTGTGATGACGCCGATGCTGCCAGTTCCACCTGTGCGCGGAACGACAATGCGATCGGCCGCGCTCGCGATTGCGTATCCGGCGGAGTACGCCGATTCGTTCAGGATCGACCACATCGGCTTGCGCCCACGTGCGGCATAGATCGTATCGACGAGATCGAAGCAGCCCGCCACCTCTCCGCCCGGCGAGTCGATGTCGAACGCGATCGCACTGACTTCCGGGTCATCGATCGCAGTCAGCAGGTTCTGCCTGATGCCGTCATAGCCCGACATGCCCGAATAAGGCCGCAGCGATCCGAGCTTCTGCACGAGCGTACCCTGCACCTCGATCACCGCGACGCCGCCGACGTTGTCGTAACCCTTCCGCTGCACGCGGCCGGGTTCAGCAAAGCCGTACTCGTCATCTTCCATCGCGAGAGGCGTGAGCGCGGCTCCGCCCATCCGCACAATCTGGCTGATGCCGAGACGGTCCGCGAGCGCTGCCATCACGATCTCCGCCTTACGCGGATGGATCGCCAGCGGAGTATTGAACATCCGCTGGGCGAGACGTGGTAGCAAGTGGTTCATGCGGGTTCCGGTTCCTGTGGCGGGTCGCCAGCTTTCTTTGCTTCGACGCGGGCCGCCCACGCAGGCAGAGGGATGCCGAGCTGCTTCATCCTGTTGATTTCCACAGCTTGGCGGTCCATCACTTCGCGCCAATCCGAGCCAGCAAGGTCGGCGCACTCGTCCTCAAGCGTGGATAGACCAGCATCCATGCCCATGATCGCGCCAGCTTTTTCCTTCGTCGGGTCGACGTATCCCTTCCCGGGCCCCATCCACTTTGCGCGCGAGTAAGCTGTGCGGCACTCAATGAAGTCAGGCACGTGACCACTGGGCATCGGAAGGTCGTCGACCTCGTGCGATTCCTCGACAAATGCGCCCGCAATGGGCTGCGAAAAGCCGCGTGCGAAGTTGACACGACGCCGATAGAACGTCTTCCACGCCTCGAGCATCGCAGCGCGATACGAGGAATAGTTGACATCTGACCAGTTCTGGCTTATCTGCTGCGTCGATGTGCCGGTACCGGCGGCAATATTACGCAGCATCGCCGCTTCGAATGCCTCGAAGTTGCCTGCCGGCCGCGAGGCGGCAACCGTCGAGATGATTTCGCCCGGATACAGCGACGTCAGCTGTGCACCGCCAAGACGAATGCGACGCTCACGATGGAAATCCGCACGACCTTCCTGATACGCGCCAACACCACCGCCGCCGAGCGATTCCTCGACAAAATTCTGATCAAACGGGCTGGTGATGTACGCGCCGAAGATCGCGTTGATAATCGCCGCATCGAGTTCCGTGCCGTCGTACTTGATCAGCATCTTCAATCGCTGCAGCACGGGCGTCAGAATTCCTGCGCCGCCGCGATGCTGGCCCGCACGATCCGGCGTGAAATTGTGGACGATGATCGGGCGGCCCCACTCCGTCTCACGCGGGATCAGATCCCAGTGGATAGAGTCGCCAGCACTGAACCAATCCCCCTGGTGCGCGCGCCGGATGAAATATCCGGTTGCGGCTCCGTAGCTATCGACCTGCACACCGCCGCGCTGCGTCTGCTGGTCGAACCGAAGTTGCGGATTCGACAGACGGTCGGGGTCGACCAGCATGACGGTCGTCGCATACCGCGCACGACCTCGCCCGACGCGTTCCGGCAGCCAGAGCATCTGAGCCAGCGAATCACCGTCGACCAGCTCGTGACGGAACGCGACGGCCATGATTTCGGGCAACGTCAGATTGCGCTGGGCATCGCAGTAGCGGCCGAGATCGTCAGCCCATGTGCGCCAGTTCGCTTCGAGTGACTGGCCATACTCTTCAGCCCAGACGTGATCGAAGCCTTTGTTTCCACTGTACGCGCGCAGTGCCTGATAGTCAGGCTTGAACACAGGATGAAAATTCGCACCGACGACGGTGTCGAGAGTACGCGTAACGGCCGCCGAAGCCCATCCGTCGTTTCTGACGAGATCACGCACGCGCGCAACGATGCGGTCGCGGTACATGTTGAGCTCGCCATCCGGCGACCACAGATACGGTTGCCAGTCAGCGACGTGATCGCCATACAGATCGGCGGCGTCGTACGGCGTACGAGATCCGCCTGTCAGCATGCGCGCGCGACTCGGCGTGAGCGGCGCACCGCTCGGCCCGAGAATCGACACTTGATTTTCCATTATCGAAACACGAAGCGAATTGGTCGGCGAGCCCGGCAGACGATGCCGAGTTCCTGCTGAAGTTGACGGATCAGCGCGGTGAGCGCTGCGATGTCGGTTTGTTGATACGTGACGGCACGCGTCCCATCGCCCTGCGTGTAGCTGAAAGTGACACCTTTCGCGCCAGTCTGCAATTCGATCAGCGCGTTCTGTGCATTCGACAGCGCCTGCTGCAGCGCGGTCGGCGACATTCCGGCGAAGATCGACGGCGTGAGATTCGACAAATCCGGCTCCAAACTGTGAGTTATGCGAGCCGACTTGCTCGCGATTGCTTCGCTGGTTCCGCAACGATCACGCGCGGCATTCGCTCAGGTTCCGCCTTCGGCAGAGGCTTAACGTCGAGCGTGACTTCTTGCGACGTCGTTCCGGCTACTCGCTGCATCGGCTCCGAAGGCGGCGCCGCAACTTCATCAGCGCGCTGGTTCAGCCTCAGACCGAAGTGCATCAGTCCACAGAGCGCGGCATAGCTGTAGACAGCAAGGTCGAGCGCCTCATTTGCCCGTCCGGGCGGAAGCTCCCATATCCGGAACACCTGCCCGTTCAACATCTTCTTCGCCGACCTTTCCGACACAAGCTGCGCGAAATAATTGATGTCGCGGTCTGCCGGGAAGTGCATGTATCCCGGCCCTGGCTCTTCGATATGAAGACGCGCGCGGATAACGTCCTTCGCTGCGTTCACGCCGATGATCACTGGTCGATAGCTCGACTTCGTGCGCGATGTCGGCTTCTTCGTCGGCCATACGGGTGACCGAGCGCCGCGGCGTGCAGACTCGCCCTTAATCGCCCAAATGCGGCGGCCGATCCGCGCCTTGCAAAACTCGTAGACCTTCTGCGTGTGGTGGCCGCCAGAGTCGATACACGCGGCCATTACCTCGTATGGCCGCCCGTCAGCGCGAAGCCAAATCCGCATCAGGTGCGCGTCGACGCGCCCCCACAACTCATCGCTGTCGGGGTCGCCCTCGAAGACCGCGTGATCAATAGACCAACGCTCTTCGTTACGGCCCCAACCGACCGTTTCGATTTCGACCCGGTCGTCCTGCACGTCACCAGCAGCTGTGATCACCGCAACGCCGTCGGGGACTTCAGCCGCCCAGACCTCTGTGCGAGACACCAGCTTCGCTTCGTTCAGCGCGCGCTCGCCGCGGTCCTCGTATGGCTCACCCAGTACGAGGTTGATGAACGTCTGGCGCGCGAGCGGATCGTCTTTCACCCGAAGCCATTCGGCGACGAGATTCGGCCACGACGCATTAGGGAACAGCGAATAGCCCGCCCAAATGTGAAATCCAGCATGGCTGTTGAACGGCTTCGACGCGCGCCACTCGCCGGCAGCGATCATGTCGGCTTTGTCGACCTCATAGACGATGCAGCCGTTGTGCTTGCAGACGTAGTACGTCGATTCGGGAAGTCCTTTGCCGTTTTCGTCCTTGTCCCACTTCATGCCGTGCGGCGTATCCGGACCGCCCCATTCGAGCACTTGGAACTCGCCGCAGTGCGGGCACGGCACCCAATACCGCCGCTGGTCGCTTTCGCCCCAGCTTTTCTCTATCCGGCTGTAGCCTTTGACTGTCGGCGTCGAGCCGAGCACGATCTTCCGATTCCAGAAGGTCTCCGACCGCTTCGTGCCGAGCGCAATCTGATCGCCTTCGTTGCCAGCTCCGTCGACGGGATAAGCGTCCACCTCGTCGAACATGACGACGCGCGAGGTGATACGTCGGAAGCCGGCCGGGCTATTTGCGCCGACAAGCGTCAGGCTGGCCCCGTTTCGGAACGTCTTCGCCAGAATAGTCTGGTCGCTGTTCTTCGCCTTCTGATCGCCCGCGATCACCGAAAGCACGGGCGTATCGCGCAGCATCGGCGCAATTTCTGTCTTCGAGTAGCTTTCAGCATCCTCGACGCGCGGCTGCACGACGAGGATCGGCGACGGATCCTGATGGATGAAGTAGCCGACAGCATGGTCCATCAGCTTCGTATAGCCGACGCGCGCCGACTTCATGACGCTGATCTTCTCGACCGACGGATCGGTCACGGCATCCAGCATGCCTCGCTGATAGCCGAATGCGCGGAAGCGGCCCGTCTGGGCGCTCGTCTCGCGCGAAAGCACTGCATATCGCTCGGCCCACTGGCTGAGCGTCAACTTCGGAGGGGGAAGCAAGTTCTCGCGGCGAGCCGCGAGAAGACCCGCATGGAGTGCGTCATACCCGCGCGCGTAGCGCCGCGTGCTATGTTTGGTTGCCTGCTCCGTCACGGGTTAGCTCTTCGAGTGCTTCTGTGATGACCTCCTGCAGCATGTCCTGTAGTTCGGCCGGCGTCTTGCAGCGATGAAGACGCGGCGCCTGTTCCGCGGGAATGGACAGCAGGCGGGTTCTGACCTTGGCGTATTCGTTCCCGACGGCTTTCGCCACCTCGGCCACGTCCACCACCTGACCGGAATCCCGGTCATATTCGAGCTGAGCCTTCAGCCCGAGATAATTCTCTTTGAAGCAGCGCGCCTCATCGAAGTCCAGCAACTGAACATTGCCAGTCAGGATGCGTTCGGCTGCTTCGTCGGCGCTCTCTCCTGCACCGAGCGTTACCTCGGCCGCCGCCTGGGTAACAGTTTTGCGCTTGTTACCCTTGCGCTCCTGGGTAACAGAAGGGGTAACAGCCGGAGCGCCGTCGCGACGATAGCGCTTGAGCAATTTGTCGGACTCTTCGACATTGATCGAATCGCCGTCAAACACAAGCCAGCCGCGCTCCTTCCACTTCGTGACCGTCTTCCGACTGACGCTGTGGCGTGCTGCGTACTCGCTTTGATTCATCGCTCAGTTCTGTTACCTGTTACCCAAATTTGGAAAGTTTGTAGCTAGCCGAAGATCGCACGAGCGCAGTGCCCGCGTGCTCGGAAGGGCGGGAAGGACCCGCCTGCATGATGGGTGCAGCCCCCTCGCTGCGCACCAAATCAGTGCGTCGACGGATGGTCACCCTAGTTTCGCAGTCGCAAGTGCCTTTGCCATCGCTTTGTCGAACTCTCGCGCGAAGTTCGCATCGACCACCTCGAAGGCCCGCTCACCAAACTCCAGATGACGCCTGACCGGCATCCCATCGCCGAATCGGATCAACAACTTCAGATGTCCCGTAGTGTTTGCTCCTCGTACGGCGACACCGCGCTTACCTGCTCGCCGGACGACCTTCGCGTTTTGCGGCCGCTGCCACACGCCGCCGATCTGCTCACCTCTTTTGGTCTTGATTGTGCCGACGAACACATCGGGCCTCGCCTCCAAACGCTGAAGGGTCGATTTGTTGAAGTTGCCGTACTGGTTGAGGAGTGCCCTGTCTTTCGGGTTGAGCCACGTCTTACCACGCCCGATGAGCTTGTGATTGCCGCCGAACTCGTACGGTTCAAGATACGCTGCAGCGATGTCCTTGATAAATACGCGGGCTTCTAGGTCACTCTTTCGCGCGCCCTTGACTGCAACAGAATTGACAGTGAATGGCGTCGGTCGATCGAAAACCTCAGGCATTGCTGCCTTCTCTTCGACTTGAGCGATCTTTGCGACCGCTGTCAATGTCTGAGCTATTGCGAACGGCAGTTGCTGCTTTTCGAGCTGTGACAGCGACTTCGTAAGCGCCTTCAGATCCTGCGATACGCTAATCGCGAAGTCCATGCTCGAACAAAATAAGAAAGCCTGGCACGCTGCCAGGCGAATCCATCGACAGACGGTCGCTGGAGGAGACAAGTTGATGGCTACTGCGATCGATCCGCACCACTCAATATGCGACCGGTTACTTCGCCCTCATCAAACCCGCCAACCCGTTCGTCGCTTGGGCGCGCTTAGCCAGCCTCGCCGGCAGTCTGCGGGTTTGATGAGAACGCACAAAAGAAAAAACCCGCAGGCTTTTACCTGGCGGGTTTTGTTGGACGCACTGTCCCGGAGCAAATGTCTCACATCCTGTCGCGCTTTTCAAAGACTGCGTGTCGCACTTTTATCTTCGCCACTTGTATAGAGCGCCAGCGCCGCGATCACAATGAGGCGCGCGAATCGATATAGACCCACATTCATGGAGAGCATGCAGCACCCTCAAAACGCCGCGATGCACGGCAGAGCGCTGCGATCCAGGCGCTCTACTTCGAACGTAATTAACCAGCTCATTCATTGGAAACCAACGGCCCGGGTGATGTGCCATGCACTCCATGACTTCGCGCGAGTATTTCAAGAGAATGCCCTCCTCACTTTTTTTCGCCCAATCTCCAGCACGCTCTCGTAGCCGGAAACAGACACTCCAATCTTTCGCGCGGCCCCGGCCACCCCCTTGTGGATCCGGTCATACCTCCACGGCGAGAGATATTCGGCCTGCATCACCTTGCGCTCGATATAGGGCATTGCGTCATATACACGCTGTACGACCTGAGCACGCTCTTCGAAAATCGGTTCGAGCCTATCTTCTTGCTCGCAAAACGCTTCCGCTCCCACATAGCGACACTCGATCGACTGACAGTGATCCGGAGGCATCGGGTGTGGGAGAGTACCCGCCTGGCACCACCGTACCCAGTTCCTGATCTCACTTTCTACCCATTTGGGAACGCTCATTCCTTGGATCTCCCATCGTTGTAGAACGCGCACCGGCGCATATACCTCGCCCCCGGCTTTGTTTGGTCTTTCGCGCAATACTCCAAGCCCCATAGTTTTAGCTTGTGAATGCACCCCTTGCACGTCCTGTTTTCCTCTTGTTCCAATACGATCGCCGGATCTTGGTACATCCTCGATGGAAGCGCCGCCATCACACCACCTCGATTGAAAGCTTTACTGCACGCACCGGCTGCCATTCTCGGTAGCCTGCGCGCCAGACACTGAATTTCTGTTCGCGGGGCGCAGATCCATGATCGAGCCACGCGTGGCACGCGAAACATCCCGGTACGGTAAATTCATCACGTGCCTTGATCCCCATGCCTTTCCCGTGTTGCTGCTCGTTCGAATGACACGGCACAACTGTCTCGGGCGTCAGCAGGCAGACGCCGGGCACTCGCAGGTAACAGCGCTCGCCGCGGCACGCGGTCAGCATCCGCTTGTCATGCCCTGCGCGCTTCTTCTGGGCTTTTCTCTTGAACGTCGTGCCGTGAAGCGCCGCCTTGCCGCTGAATGGGCTCAGCGCCGCCGGCGTGCTGCGCTTGAAGCCGGTGCGCTTCATGGGCTTGCTGCGCTTCATCGCTGGATCTCTAGGAAATCACCAGCAGCCATCCGGCGATGCATTTCGTTGATCGCCACCCGAACCTGCGCCTTGGGCGCCGTTTTCATCTGAGAGTCATGCACTGTGAGCGCCATCTGCAAATCGCGGATCCCGTCGCCGTCCAATCCCCAAGTGCCGAACCGCTCGCTGCGGGCTTTCGCTCTCATGAGCGCGTCCTGTGCTCGCTTGATGTCTTCAATGCGAGCCTCTTCCGTGCCTTGCTCGGCGAGGATCAGGGCGATATTCACCGAGCACGCGAGATTGCTCCATATCTCCTCAGTCGCGTATCCGCCCTTGATAGCGTCAAGCGACAGGTGATATGTGAGCCCAATGTCAGTCGTCTGGGACTGATCCAGCGGGAGCGCGGCGGACTTACGGTCCAAGCTTTCAGCCGCGCGTCTGATCAAGCGATTGGGGTCATACCGCCGACGAGGATGCTTAGTGCGGCTCATCGAAGCTCCTCACACAGCGCCTGGTGGGCCAGCACGTCGCGGTCATACGTCTGCATCGGCGTCCAGCGCGGCTGGTACGGGACGGTTGCCACTGAGGGAACGCTCGGATACGAACTCACTTTCAGCGCCGGCCGATTCATCAGAAGCCTCACGCGCGACTTCTTGCCGATAATCTCGATTTCCACGACCTTCTCGGCCGCAAGGGCACGACATGCTCGATTGATCGACGCGGTGTCAAACCCAGTGACCGACGCCAGCGTCTGGTAGCTGTACCAAAAGCCCTTGTCCATGCTTTCCAGAATTTCGCGCTTCATTTGACCTCCGTAATCGTCAAGCCTTTGGCGGCCATCAGGTGCCGCTTGAGCCGGTATTCCGCCGTCAGGTGCCCTTTCACGTCCTCGATGACCTCCTCACTGCTCCGCTGGTAGACAAAGTCGGCCACGTAGTAGCGTGCCGGCCGCTTCCGGCCTTGGATCACGACCGGCGGGGCGATCTCGAACCTCACCTGCCGCCGAACTGCTGCGAGGTAGGCGCGAGGCACACTGCCAAGCCCAGCCAGCGCCGCCCTTGCCGCTTCTTCGAAGTGCCGCCAGCATTCATTCGGGTCCATCACGGCGCGGCGCGCTTCTTCAGTTCCTCGAACTTGGTGGCCGACACCCCATGGAAGAACGCGAATGCGCGCTCGTACTCGTTCGGGTTCGCCTTCTGCGCCTTCGCCAGCTCCGACTCAATCCACGCACCGGGGCCTGCTGCGCGGAAGACATGCATCTTGTAGGTGAGTCCGTTCCATTCCGGTCGGCGCTCAACCTTCAGCTCTGCTCCCTTCGCTTCGATACCGGAGGCCGAATCCCACCAAATCGCGCCGGCACCGGCCGTTGTGCCGCCCTGCTCCGCTGGGCTCCCAGCGTCCTTGACCGGAAACAATCCAGTCCAGCCACGCAGAATGCTTTGGTTGATCACAGCGACTGGCTCATAGCCAGCAGCCCGCAATGTGCCGAGCGCCTCGATCGAGAGTGTCACGGCGTGATCCGTGAACGGTGCCTTGCCTTTGCGGCGGTAGGCCACCCAATTCGCCCAGGCTTCCTCAGGCAACCAGTCGGGAAGATTGATCGTCGATTCGACGCGCCGCGAAGCGCGCGCCCCCTTGACGGTTCCTTTACGGTTAACTGATGGTTCTTTACGGTTAGACGGCACATGGTGCGGGGGTGTGGCGCATTTGCTGCGGGGGTCCCCCGCATCTCCTGCGGGGGTGTGGTGCATTTGCTGCGCCGGTGCATTTCCTTCGCCGGTGCATTTGGTGCGGGGGTGAATTTCCTGCGGGGGTGAATATGCTGCGGGGGTTAGCGTGTAGCTGGTATGGCGGCCGTTCGAACGATTCGCTGAGACGATACCGGCCGACTCCAGCCACTTGATGGCGTTCTGTACAGCGCGCTCGGATGCGCAGACACGGGCGGCGATCGTCGGGATCGACGGCCAGCAGACGCCCTGGTCGTTGGCGTTGTCCGCCAGCGAGATCAGTACTGCCTTCTGCGCGATCGTCATACCGGCAAGCGGCCAACACTGGGACATGATGACCGTGCTCACTGCTCACCCCCGACATTCACGCGGAACTGCGTCACGCCGCGGCGGATCGGCATTGTCACGATGTGCCCCGCAGCTTCCAACGACTTGATCGAATCGCGCACGGCGGACTCGGACATGCCGCAATCACGCGCCAGGCGACTGATCTTGGGCGACGACTCACCGGTCGACATAACTGCGTGGTGGCTCAGTGCAAGTAGCACGATCTTCTCTGTGTGGCGCAGCTCGACGCCCCACGCTTGATTAACTCGATGGAAACTCATCGCTCGCTCCTCAGTAATCGCACTGATTGGGGGCATTTCGAAACGGATACACATCGCTCACCAACTGGCCGCGCCGAGCGTCGGCAAATCGGCCACGAATGCGGCGAAGAGCTGACTCGAGTTCCGTCGACCACAATTCATGCGGCGCAGACCCGTAGGGATAGGGATTTTGCGGATCCGGACCACGTCCGGATTGCTTTTGGCATGCGGCCGAAAACGCCTGCCGCGCGATCAGGTCGCGAGATACGAAGATGTCCATTCTGGCCCGTATTTCTTGCCCGGAACCCTCACGGCGCCGAAGCGTTTTTTGATGTACTGCGACTGCCAACTGTTGACTGCCGTTGAATCAGGCAGCCCGCGGCATAACTTTCATTCGCCGCTCAAATCCACACTCGCCGCCGCCCTCACGCGCGCAGCGACAGCCGACGCCGGTTTCGGCCATCGACGCCAGCCCTTCCAGATAGCGCGGCGTTACCATCACGAAGCCCGTCAGGCTGATCACCTGGTCGATCTTGTCGATGGGAATGCCGTTTTGCCCCGAAAGAAAGCGCGAAACCTGCGATGCGTCCCAGTTCAGAACCTCCATCGCAGCTTTCCGCTCATCACCCGCAAGAAGAAGACGCAAGGCCTTCTCGATATTCGGCCGTTCAGCCATGTTCAACCTCCCTCAATCTAAGTTGCGTGCTGTTGCACGCCGAATTCCCTACGATGCAAGGCATGTTCAACACGCCCTGCGAGATAAAGATGAGCACTCACCGTCATGCGAGAATGGTGTTTCCACACAACCAGTTCACTCAATCTAGGAGTGCTCATGACCATCAACTTCGACAACGAGACCATCGAGATTCCTTGCAGCGGATGCGGCAAGAAATTTCAGGAGACGATCAGACGGATCAAAGGCGATCCGCGCCTCACCTGCAGCGCCTGCGGGACTGTCAATGCTGTGGATGCGGACCAGTTCAGAAAAGTCGAGCAAGCCATCAAGAAATCCATGGACGACCTCGGGAAAGCTTTGGGAAAGCTCGACAAGTGATTGAAGTGCGCTATCGAGTCGCTCCGACTCGACTCGCAAGCGAATCGTGTATTCGCCGTTCATCCGACACCCCCGGTCATCAGCGCCGCCCCGCAACTACTTGCTTCCGCCCCGACGCCCTCTTCCGTGGCGTCGAGGCTTCGTCGGGAACGTCGGAGAGTGAATGTGTGCCTCAACACCGCCCAGTTGACGCGAGGTCGCAACTGTTCGCATGTCACTTGCCCTTTAGTCAGGCGCTCGATGTCAGGGCAATAGTCCGCAGGGCAGCCGTTCGGGCTCTTCAGCCATTTCGCAACATGCGGTTGCTGAATGGTCGGATGCCATTCGCGGAGTGCCAGAGCAAGTGCAGACTGCCCTCCGACGATTTCGACGGCTTTGGCGAGAGCGAGTTGTTCGGGCGTTTTGGTTTCCATAACCCGATTATATAACTCAAGTTATGATTGTCAATAACCAAAGTTCTTTGACTGGGTATAAACGCGGTTATACCCTTCGTGGCATGGAAACGATGGCTACACGTGTGCGCGCGCGGCGCAAATATCTGGGTATCTCGCAAGGCTCGCTTGCTGAGATGGTGGGATGCTCTCAGCCAATGATCGCGAAGATAGAAAAAGGCGCTGAGACGGCACTCATAATTGAGCTCGCGCGCGCCCTACAGACAAGTCCAGAATATTTGCGGGGAGAGACTGACGATGAAGGACTCAGCGTCCCCGGCGCGCAAGTCTCAAATCCACTTCTTCCGGCGGATAAAGGAAATGTTCTGGTCTGGGAGACTCGAGACGAACTTCCAGATGATCCCGATAGAGTCTGGATAGATCGCTACGACTACCGGTTCTCGGCCGGTGACGGCACGGTTCAGTGGGAGGTCCGTGAGAAGCGCGCGCTGCCGTTCGACAAGGGGTTTTTCGTCAAGATTGGTTCGCGACCACAAGACTGCAAGCTATGTATCGTTCGGGGCGACAGCATGGAGCCCTATCTCTTCAATCGCGACATGATGATGGTCGACAGCGCTAAGACAAACATCCGAGATGGGCGCGTCTACGCCGTGATTTTCGAGGACGAATCGCTTGTCAAACAGGTGTTTAAGCAGGTCGGCGGCAGCCTGGTGCTGCATTCATACAACTCGTCAAAGTATCCAGACAAGGAGATCCCAGCAGACAAGCTGGAGTATCTTAAGATAGCTGGCGAAGTCATTTATCGTTCAGGCTCGGGGCCTGCGGGCGGAAACTAGCGCACATGGAAGGTCGTCGTTTCTGTGACGTTGCGCCTCTGAAGTTGGAGACGGCCATTTTTCACGAGTGAAACCGATGATTGGACGGATATGGCCGCACGTACTGATAGTACGCGAGATGAGCCACCCAAATAAACAGGGAAAACACAATGTCGCAACGGTTCAGGAATCCAGCCAACGGCTATACCGAAGAAGTCGACTATAACGCGTGCTTCGAGGTGTTTTTTCTGGGCCCGCTGTATTTGGCCGCCAAGGGGCTGTGGGGGCACGTATTCATCTGGCTCGCAGTCGTTATGCCCCTTGGAATCGTCTCAGGAGGCTTTCTTTTTCTCGCTACCATTCCTGTTGCGTCCATCTGTTACGCCTTTTCCATCCAGGGTATCTTGCAAAAAAAATATCTCAGCAAAGGATGGGTTATTGAGGAAGATGAAAAGCGCCGGCGAGACCCATGGGCCTCAAAAAGCGCCGCAGAGCCAACCCTTTCAGCCCTGACAAAGCTGTGTCCGTTCTGCGCCGAGGAAATCAAGGTCGAAGCCATTCGCTGCAAGCATTGTCAGGCTGATCTGAGCGCAAAACCTACCGCATAAAGCAAAGCTGCGCCGCGCAATCAATTGCCACTGGTATATTGCACCGCCCGAACGCTAAAAAGGCGCACGCTGAACATGTAAGGGCCACCATCTAGCGAGGGGAAATCGATTGACTCCGAAGGAGCTTGTTGCGCACAAAGCCGCACCAAAGGTGTTGGACGAAATTCCCACGTTCAAGCCGATGAAGCGAGGTAAGTGGCCAAAGCCATTTCACAAAATGGGCTCAGCACGGACGCATGCCACCGATTTCGTTGCCGTGTCGGATACGCACGCCGTAGTCTTCCTTTGGAGAGACGGAGAGGCTCTTACCGATACCTCGTTTTATGGATATCTCATGTGCGCAATGGCAAACGGCGCGCACAGCCCGGTTTTTGAGTTTCATTGGCACCCTAGCCACAAGGGTTTCCATTGCAAAGTGCCCTGCGAAACGACGCTAGACTACCGAAACAGGCTCCTTGTGGGCGCTCCTGAGCTTGCTTTGAATACAAATCCGAAGCTTGACCCACGCAGTGACTCGGATAGACTAGTATTGATCGTGGAGTTTTGTGACGCCTGTGGCATTTCTCTCTCAAGCAAGAACAATCATCAGCAGCCTGACATATGGAACTCGTGACCGACCTGAAGCGGGCTATCTGCGCGCTTTTTGAGGTGCACGCCGACGAAAGCGGCATGCAGCGGGTCGTTACACCCCTAGAGTACTCTGGCTCCGGAGACCGTATTGTTGTCCGCGTACGACCACGCGATAACGGTTTCTTGATTGATGAGAACGGCGAGGCTGCATTTTTCGCGACGATGGCGGGCGGCGATACTGACTCTGGTGCTTTATCGCGATGGGCCGAAGATCTAGCTGCCTTTGGTCCAGCCAAGCTCGGCGACGACGAGGTGATTTCTGCTTTTGCGTCCGATGTCCGGCTGGTAGCCCCGTATGTCTTCCGTGTAGCTGAGGCGGCTCAGCAACTACACGCGATCGCGACCTCTCGCGCTGAGCGCCAAGTTAGTGATTTTAAGCAGCGCGTTGCCGATGTTGTAAATGGCGTCGCGCGCGGCCTCGGCCTTCGTTATCAATCTGACGTCGAGTTACCAATATCCGGTGGCCTGATAGCCGATCATCTTATTGAGCACGATGCACCGCTTATTGTCATCGCCGCAACCTCGGCCACGCGACTATTAGAGGCGGAAGTGATTCACATGCAGTACCGCATGGAGAAAAAGCCTGGATTTGTGCTTGCTGTTGTTGAAAACCAAATGATTGTCGGTAAGAAGCAATTCGAGCGTGCAAACTACTACACGGGCAAAACAGTGACATATAGCGCTCATGATCTAGGGTCTTTGATCTCTACACAACTGCAGTAGGTCCCGCCCCGCTGTAACGCTACCTGCAGAAACCCGCTTCGGCGGGTTTTGTCATTCTGGGACGCCTGTAATCCCCTGCGGCGTACTCCTCCCGCCACCTCCTCCTGACCGACCTCGTTTGGCTCAGAATGCCGCCCTGATTTTTGCTCATTCGCCGCTGCGGAGGCGTCTACTCAATGACAACATAGGCAATTTTTGCTATCGCCACCACAGCACAATAGACAAAATATAACCAAAATAATAACTTTGGTATTGACCTTAAAATAACCGTAGTTATAATTCATTCCAACGCAGCACACATCGCTGCCCGCCCGACCTCTCGGGTGCTCTCTAAAAACTCAGTTACCGATAGAACACGCCAATGGCGTTCGCATTCTCTGCGAGCGCGGCTAGGCGCAGGGCGGAACCCTCTACCCCTGACCAAAGACCTGAGGCTATCCAAGCGCCGCCTGGCTGCTCACGTGGCTATAGAACGTCGCTTGGATTGAAGAGATGCAGCGCCGCCGTGAGCCGGCTCAGCCGGGAGTAGCACGGGGCTCTGCATCCGCACGATGTATCTGAGGCGGCTTTCTTCCGAGAGCCGCGCCATATACACGAGGAGAGAAACCATGAATGACATGCAGCAGGCCGTGAACGCCGCTTTCGCAAACGTGATCGCCTCCGGCGCGATTGAAAAGGCAATTCAGGAACGCGTCACCAAGACGGTCAATGACTTGATCAACGACCAGATTTCGGCGCACTCGGACTTCGGGCGGCAACTTCGCGACCATGTGAAAGCTGCGCTTCAGGTCGATTTCAGTCACCTCGGCATCCCCGGCTACAACGATTTCTTGCTCAAGATCATTCGCGGCCAGGTTGAGGCCCAATTGAATTCGTCCGTTGGCAAGCACGTTGAGACGCAGATGACCCAGTTGCTCGCGCCGGCGCCTGCACAGATCAAGCTCTCGGAACTGGTCGCACAGTTCATCAAGGACAATGACGAGAGTCACTACGGATGCTCTTGCGACGGGCCGGAACAGATCACCTTGGTGGTCGAGGGAAGTGAAATCCCCCGCGGATACCACCGGGTCTACCTCGACAAGGAAGAGGGAAAGTCGAAGTATCAATGCAAAGTGCAACTTGCCCTCACCGACGAAGGCGAGGTGTACAGCATCACGATAGACGAGGAAGAGGTGAAGAAGTCACTTTTCGTCGGCCCTCTGTACGGATTCGATCTGCGGATTTTCCAGATGCATGCGGCCGGAACCAAGATCATTGTCGACGGCAACGAGCACACGATTGACACGCACTACCCCAACCGAGAGTACTGAACTCCCCGGCGAGGGAACGCCCCCGATGATGCAGGCGTGACGGCCGCCAGAGTGCGGCACTACGCTGCGTCGTCGGCGTATCCAGCGCCCGAGGAAATCTGAACTAATTCCGCCCCATACGTTTCCACAACAGCCCTAGCGTGCGCGATGAACGATTCGGCATCGGTGTTGGGCCTGAATCTCGACATGAGGCTGATTCTGATACGCCGCCCCTTCGCGCCTGGGTACACCGAGTAGATTTCACCCGACTCAATAAAGCCGAGATAGGCGTTTAGCTTTTCTTCCAGCAGTTTCAGGTGTGCTTGATCCCACGGCAGCGCATCTAGGATTGTGAGAATGACGGAGCCCGTGTCCTTGCATAGACCAATTGCATCGATCGTTGTGCTGTCCGCAACCGCCATAAGCGTGCCCCGTCGTCATTGTGATTTTTCGCGAGCATAGCACCTTCAAGTGAGCAGATCCGCGTCGGCGCGGCGACGTTAAATAGCCCGTATCCCATTTTTCCAGATCTGATCAGGATCTAGGGTCTGCTCTCTTGAGGGTGTAGCTCAGCGGTTAGAGCGTTCGAGCGAGGCACTGATTGCCTCGTAGCAGCTTGATGCGCGCCGGTTCGAATCCGGCCACCCTCTTCATCTCCCTCAGCTAGCGCGCACCTTTCGACTCGCGCGCCCTTCCATAGGATAGACACATGGCAGCGACCAAAAAGGCGCTGGAGATCCAGCTCGCCAAAACGAAAGTGATAGAGGAAATTCAAGGCGTCCGCGCGCAAATCTACTCAGCCTGTGGACGCGTTCCCGGATGGATTGCAACGGCCGATGCTACGAAGTCCGCCGAATGGCGAGACCGAGCCGAATCGGAGTTGGCGCGCGTTTCAAACTTCCCGGGCGTGAGTGGGGGGGGGCAACAGCTTGAACAAGCTGCACGACATCCTAGCTCGCGATCGTAACGCGCTCGGACTTCTGCTCTAACGATGCCAATTCTCCTGATTTTGCTGCCGCTCCTCTGGGCGCGAGCGGCGGCTTATCCGCGCCCAGGGCAAGCGCTGCCCCGGCGTATCCGACGAACCCGTAACCACGCCGTGCCGATTGACTACGGCTAGGTGATCGGGCGCCCAATTTGATCCTCGCAGTGCCGAGGCGTTAGAGCCGGACGAAACGCGGCACGGGACCAAAGTTGCCCGATGGTTGGAGGAGCGCCCGCCCTCCCAGTACCAGATGACGGCGCACACGACTGACTGCTAGTAGAGCGAGCCTGACCGCTCACAGGCCCATGGCGGACATGGTTAAAGCCGTAGCCCCGGTGTTCTGTCGGGGCTTTCCCACCTCTCTGGAGGATTCCCGTGAAGCACTTCATAGTGACGGTCTATACGGCCGGTGGCCGCTATCGCGGCAGTGGTATCGCGCGCTCATCCTTTGAACTCGAGCAGGCCGCCGCCGAACAGTTTGGGGCCGAGGCGCGGCGCATCGTTGTGAGGCCAGCGCATGCTTGATCGATTCCTTGTTTCGACCATCAACGGCGCCGACCGGTGGATTCGTCGGCACAAGGTGGCAGCTTGGGCTATCTGGGGCGTGCTGTTCCTCTCCTGCCTCTATGTGAGGTGGAAGTCCGGCGTATGAGCAATGCCCCAAACAGGGCAGCAGCGAAACGAGCGTGGGAGGCACTGCGGCCACTTGTGAATAGGCGGCGAACTCACAGTACGCGTCCCGCCCTGCCTGGCTCATCTCGGCACCACGAAGAGATTGAAGCAAAGCATGAGCTGCTCGAAGCGCTCGCCACGCACTCGCCTACCCTGCTCGCCGCTCTCGCCTTCTACATCAAGACCGATGCTCAGCGCCGAAGCGACGTTGAAGAGAACGCCGCTCGCTGGGAGCACATGGAAACCCACTACCCATACGGCGGGCACCCTTCTAAGGGATTCCGAGAACACATCCGTACCGCCGTCGACCGCGAACGAGGAAACAAATGACCGCTGCCCCATCCTTCAAGCAGAAGATCAACGAAAAGGAAATCCGGCGCGCGGATGCAATGAAGATCCGATACGAGGATATCCACGTCGAACTCGGCTTCAATCTTCGCGCGTCGCTCGACCTTCTCGAAGGCGAAGCGCTCGAAGCTGCAAACGAGGATGACGAAAGCCTGTTTCGCCACATCATGGCGGGCGGCCAGTATCCCGCGCTCGAAGTACGGCCGCGCGCCGACGGCGGCGTCTGGCTTGTTGATGGTCATCGCCGCTACGCCGCCATCGGCCGTGCCGACGCAGAGGGAGCGCCGCTGCGCGACAAATATGGCGAGTTGATGATCCGTATCGATGCCTTTGATGGCAATGACTCGGATCGCACCCTGCGGATTCTGTCGAGTAACAAGAATCGGCAGCTACACCCGCTCGAAAAGGCATTCGGCTACCAGCGCCTTGCTCGCTTTGGATGGGACAACCCACGAATCGCGGAAGCCGACCACGTCTCTCCGCAATGGGTCGGCAAGATGCTCATGCTCGCCGGAGCAAACTCGGACGTCCATCGCCTAGTGTTCGCCGGCAAGGCGTCGGCTTCGGTCGCGGCCGATGCGGTACGACAGCACGGCGAGCAGGCTGGCGCATTCCTTTCGGGTGAGCTTGAAAAAGCCTCTGCGGGCGGAAAGAAGAAAGTCACCGCCGGCTCGATCAAAGGCAAGTTCTACCCCCGCAAGGCTGTGACGACTTACGTCGAGCGCATTGGCACTTTCGTCTCCGCTCTGCCCGACGCTGATCGACAGGCAATCGCCAGCAGCGAAACTGACTTTCCCGTGACTGTCAGCGCAAGAGCACTGCGCGAGTTGCTGGCCGCCCATTCCGATATCAGCGCCGCCAGCGCACCAACCACGCCTACCGCCGGAGCCTGATATGCGAATCTGGATGCCCAGGATTGTCGCGCGGGCGATCATCGCCTACGCCCAGCGCACGCCCTACTTCGACCTTCACGGCTACATGCGTCGCTGGTGGGTCAAGAAGCCGCGTGGGCACGACGCCAGCGCCGCCGAAGACGGCCGACGCGACACGTCGTGGGGTGCGCGAGTACATAACACCCTTCGGAGCGATGCCGGTCGCGATCTGCACGATCACCCTTGGTGGAACGTCTCGATTGTCCTGCGCGGCGGCTACTGGGAAATCATGCCCACTGAGCAGGAGCAGCCCGCCAAGTGGGACTCTCGCCCTGAAACCATGCTCCTGCGGGGATATCGCCGCGTCTGGCGTGGGCCCGGTTCAATTGTCTTCCGGCGTGCGACCGACCGACACCGCCTCGAAATCCCCGACGGCGGCGAAGCCTGGTCCCTTTTCATCATGGGGCCGTGGCAGCGCAACTGGGGATTTCATACGCCTCGGCGGTGGGTTCCGTGGCGCGAGTATGTCAGGCAAGAGGCCTAAGAGGCGAACGTCCTCAACTCAGCGCCTTCAGTCCTTCGGCGGCGTGACTTTGATTTCGTCTTCTTGGCTGATACCCGCGAATTGCGAACGTTCAGCGAAATCGAACGCGGCTCGCTTAGACGGGAAACCCGCGCTCGGCCCAAAGATTCGAAAACGACGCTCAATTTCAGAATTGTTTAGAACCCTTTCCAGCATGAAGGCGGGGTAATACGCAGCCCCGAATTCGGCGACCTGGCGAAAGACTTCCCACTCCTGCTTGAGGTCGTTCTCGCCGAGAGTTTCTCCGCATGTAACCGCAATCTTCGACGGATCAACGCCGAAAAACTGCGCAAGCGAATGGGCCTCCGCCTCTCGGCGCGAGCCACAGTCAATTACTTGCTGCCACGGATCTTCCTGACTCCGACGGATGCTCCCGACAAACCCGCCATTTACGGGCCGCACGTGGACGTAACCATCAAATTTGCTTGCCATCGATCTAGTCTCCTTTGCATTTTAGGAATCCTACCATGTCGCCCTACGAACCCCGCCCCGAAGGGCTGAATACCGATCCTGCGCCGCCTTCTGTGGTGGAGACGCTTAAGCCACGCACCTACACCACGAAACCGGCTGAATCCGTAATGGGCATCGCGTTGCGACAGTGTGGGAACGAGGACGCGTGGCGCCAGATTCTGGCGTGGAATCCGCGCTTTGAATTTCTTGCCTCGTCCGATTACTTCCCCGTTGGAACAGTCCTTGTTATGCCGCCACACGTGCGTGCCGCAGAGCCGCCGAAGATGGGCGGGGATGAGCAGGAAGCGTATCGCGCTGACATGATTGCGGCTGGGGCGAAAGACCTAGGCAACGGTACGTGGGAGTTGGATGGCGGCGACTTCCTATTCCAACTCTGGAGGCACGCCCGCGCCGCGCTGTCGGCGGATGGCGGGGAGGCGGCGAAATGAGCACCCCGAAGATCACTCCCGAGAGTGCCCACGCGTATCTCGCAGACGCATCCAACTTCTGGCCGAACGACGAGTTGTGCTACGTGTGCGGCGACGAGTTCGACTCTCTGGCAGTAGAGGCCGATGGGAAGATTTTCTGTCGGAACAAATGTTGCCGGGGCTATCTGCGCATCGCCGCCATTGCCGCCAAGGCGAAGGGGGATGCGTCGTGAAAAAAGAAATGCGCACGCCCTGCTCGGCCTTCCAACTCGGCGAGGGGCTTTGCAAGTTCGGTTTCCCTCAAACGGGGAAAGGGTCATCAATCTGCCGAGGAGAGCCGCGTATGACTTGCGGCAAGTGGACAGACGAAGCTCCCATGTGTCAGCGCGACGACAATCTGCCACCCCATCTGTTCGACGAGAACGGCCTCGCGAAGCATACGGAGTATCAACTGGCTCAGATACGCGCCGCCTCGCAGGCAGCGGAGGAACGGAAATCGTGAGAATGGCTATTTGGACATCAAGCTGGGCTATGCCCTTGGACGCCAGCCGACGCGATGTTGAGGACATAGTCCAATGCTTCTTCCTCAGACATGCCGCCCTTAAGCAAGGCTTCGATGCTGACATGCTTAGGCGGATGTAGTCCGCCAGCCATACTTGGGGGCGGCTGGATAGCGATCGATGCCTCAGGCTTCCCTGTTACCAGCGTTACGGCAATCTGATGGCCATGCACAACACTTCGTCTGTTGGGGGCAGTCATGATCGTTTCCTTGGGAGATATCGAGGAATCCTAGCATGGCCCGCCAACGATGCCAGGGGCATGATGCTGCGGTGTTTTCAAAGCTCCAAGCGTCAATTTCGCGCGGCAGAGGCGGTGCTTGCCGCTGAAGGCATTTTTTGCCCCGGGATGCTCGTGGGAATCGACGAAGCAATCGCCTTAACTTGCGTGTTCGATAGCACAACGGGTTTGACCTCTCGTTTTAGCCCGTCGAGCCAACCGAGACTGAGTGCCGTGTTAAGTAGTACGCCGACGGCCGCCGCTATGCCTGCGACCATTGTCCAAAAAGCCGAACGTTTAGCTGCCTTCGCTGCATTGGCGGATTCCCTGGCCGAAGCTGCGGCCGCCTCCTCCGTTGCGCTTGCAATGCGCTCAAGCTGTGCGTCCCCTGGTGTCATACCGAAGTATTCAGGCATAGCCGTCTCCATAAACTCACAGAATCCTAGCATGAGCCATGCACGAGGATGGGCTATGAAGGGTGGGCGATAGATTCAAGCGCGCAGAGCGAGATTCGGCGGTAAGAAGCTATCTCATTCGCGTATCAGTCGCATCTCTGAACACGACTTCGATGTTACGCAGTGCTTGCTCTATTTTTGAAATAGCCATCGTTCTGACGACGTAGACATCGTGTTCGCCAAGCGTATCGACGTAGCTCTCAAGAAGCCGCCTAATTGACGGAAATAGACCTACAACGCCCGCAATGTATCCCCCTCTTCCGCCCGGCAAGCTTGCGAGTTTGATGAGCATTTCATGTGGGATCGTCAGCGCCAAATCTGAAGAAACACGCTTTGCAACTTGATAGGACTCACGGGAGCGCTTTGCGCGATCCGTATCACGTACGAAAGCCGAAAGTACTTCTCGGAGATCGTCGCCCTTTACGCGCAGCTCATCGCTGACAAGACCCCAGGCAATTATCGCCTCAGACTCTTTGGCCTCATGTCGCCACCGAGCGTCTCGCAACGCGATTCCGACTGCTGCCACCACCGCGCCAACAGTTCCGATTGCAGTTGCCATATCGACCCAGTCTTTTGTTTGACCAACGATCAATGTCTTCCACGGCCAGATGTAAGCGACAACTACCCCGAGCAGCATGCCCAACGCGACAAGCAACACCGCACGTCCATCGACGATGACCGATTTACTAACCTTGTTCATTTAGCGCCCCGGATTTTTTTGAGGAATCCTAGCATGACCGCAAAACAAATCCTCGACCCGTGCTGCGGCAGTCGCATGTTCTGGTTCGATCCACGCAACCAAGGCGTGCTATTCGGCGACATCCGCGACGAGGAACATATGCTGTGCGACGGGCGCGCGTTGAATATCAAGCCCGACGTGCAGATGGATTTCCGCGATATACCGTTTGACGACGGCAGCTTCCGGCTCGTCGTGTTCGATCCGCCACACCTACGCCGAGCGGGTCACGTGAGTTGGCTTCGCGCCAAGTACGGGATTCTGTCTGACGACTGGCAGGAAGACCTGCGGCGCGGTTTCGCCGAGTGCTTCCGTGTCCTCGACCACGAGGGAATCCTGATCTTCAAATGGAACGAAGTGCAGATCAAGGTCAGCGAGATTCTCGCGCTGACTCCGCACGAACCGCTCTTTGGCCATAAATCAGGAAAGCGCGCCGACACACACTGGATCTGCTTTATGAAGCGCGTCGACGGCGCTAAGGGGGCGTGACGTTTCAAAATTCGTCGCGCCGCATCAAGTGCCGAGGAAGTCGAAAGGTCGATGCGTGCATGAGTCCAGGCAAGACGCCGTAAAGCTCATTCGCGAGATCGTATAGCTCGGCAGAGTTTGCCACAGCATCAGGCATGTTCCGTCGCCCCGAACGGCGCACCAATGTCCCAGCGGGCCCATTGGCGTACAACCGGCCATGTAGGAACACGTTACGTCGCTCAAGCAAATCAACGACTGCATCTAACAATGCAGGAAGGTAATCCAATTCCGCGCTGAATGGCGTCGCATTGAGGAGTCGACGAAGTGTTCGGGCCTTCTCTCTGGCTGTGAGCCGCCGCAGACGTTCTTCCGCTCCCCCACGCTGAATGAATTGCTCCAGGCAGGCGTCAATAGCTTCTTCGACATATGCCGCCTGCAAAGCGACTTGGCCCAACCCTCGCACCACATCACCGTCATCCTCAAATGGCATATCTCCCCCGTATTTTCGAGGAATCCTAGCATGAGCCCACACGCAATTTCACTTATCTAGTACGGACTTATGTTTACTGAAAATCGAAGGTCATTGGCATCGACACCGCGAATCGCTGCACCGGAGACGCGTCGCCTTTGACCTCGCATCGAACGGTTTTAGCCGACGCAAGCGCCACAGCGTCCAGCCGAGAAAATCCTGAAGATTTCTCGACTTTCGCATCGACCACACCTTCCGAGGCGCTAACTACTAGGAGAATTTTGACCACCCCACGCTCCCCCGCGTCGGCCCACTCTCTCGGGTAAATCGGCTTTGGGGTTTGACAAAAGACAGTCGCCAACTTGTCGTCGTCCAGCTTCACCGTGTCCGCTCTCAGCCAACCTGTCCGACAGCCACCCAGAGACGTAACGACAACCGCCAGAACCCCGATTCTTCTTGACCACTTATCCACGTGATTTCTCCTTTTTGTTTAGGAGGGCAATCCTAGCATGAGCCCCTACGAACCCCGCCCCGAAGGGCTGAATACCCAGCCAGCGCCGCCGTCTGTGGTCGCGACGCTCAAGCCGGCCACGATGAAAATGGCCCGCGCAAGCGACGCGGATCTCGACGCCGCTCAGAAGGTCGCCAGCATCATCGAGGAGTTGCACAAGGGCTATATGCCGGCGACCGACGACGATGACGATGACGATTTCACCTGGTTCGATCGAGATGATCCTGAGCAATGCCAGAAGGTGTTGGGTGTGCTGCTCGACGCTACCGAGAAGACCAGTCTCTTTCGCGTGACTTTCGGCATGGCAGTCATTCTCGACCCGCGCAACAAGCTGCTCGATCCCAACGCCGACACCCTCGAAATGCACCCCGAACTGAGAGCTGCCCTCGCCAGTAAGGAGAACCAGAATGTCTGACCTCAAGACCGTGACGTTTGATGCGAGCCAGTGGCAACTGGTGCCGAAGGTGCCGACCGAGAACATGGTGACCGCCGGTTTCGAGTCGTCCCCCGACAAATTTTTCAGCGAGCCCCATGACTGGGAAGCGTTCGAGAACATGTCGGGCTGCCAGCAGGCCGCGCACAAGGCCAAGCTCTGCTACCGAGCAATGCTTGAACATGCCCCCACGCCAGCCGCACAGAGCGCAGCAACGCTAAGCGATTGGCAATGGATCGAACTGGCAAACCGTCATGTCGCGAGCGATTGGGGCTGTGATAAGCCTGACGGGTTTCTTAATGCCGTGAAGGCGCTGTGCGTTGACTTTGCCGCACAGAGCGCAGGGCAAGAGGCGGTGGCGCGAGTCATCGAGCGGCTAGTTCTTCCCGAAGGAAGTGAGACGACAGAGAGCCGTCAAACGGTGCAGTTTCTACGGGATGTCCCAACCGGAACGCAACTCTACGCCGCGCCCGTGAATGGCGGTGAGCGCGAAATCGAGGCAGCGCAAACCGAGGCATACCGTAAAGGCGTGGCAGACGGCCGCCTCGAAGCGGAACAACGGTTGCGCGCCGCAGATGCGCAGCAGGTGGGCGGGGAGATAGATCTTGATACGTTGAAGCGCGCGGCACTCGCCGCAACGCCGCAGGACATCGATACCGCGCAGATCGTCCGCGACAAGGACGGAAGCCGCTACATCGATTGCCCCATCTGCTGCGGCGAGGGGTCCGTCATGCTCGAAGGCGACTACTGCAACTACGATGGCAAGGCCATCGGCGTGCAGTTCTATGGCATCGGCAACGAATTCGGTGCAGCGGAGGCATATTTCCGCGTCGCTAACCCTGCCGCAATCCTGTCCCTTGTCGAAAGACTGGAGCGCGCGGAGGCCGCCCTCACGTCTCCCGCGAAGGTGGGCGGGGATGAGCGGCTTACCGATGCCGCCATCAAGGTAATCGCTGACCGCTACTCGTCGTTCGTCTCGGTAGGCGTCTATGACGAAACGCGATACGACTGCACCGAGGATTTCTACAACTTCTGCCGCGAACTGATCCGCGCCGCGCTGTCGGTGAATGGCGGGGAGCGCAGGGATGCGGAGCAGGTGGGCGGGGATGGGCGGGAGGCGTTTGAGGCGTGGTGCAAGCGCGAATTTCCGGGTCTAGAGGTTCGTGTCCAGAATCTTTTGGGCACGTACACAAAGGCAATTACCGAATGGTTGCATACCGGCTGGCAAGCCCACGCCGCGCTGTCGGCGGATGGCGGGAAGCGCAAGGATGCGGAGCGGTATCGGCTATTGCGCGACGGCTCTCAACACTGGTGCGAGAACAGCCGCGCTGATGCCATCGAGGGCGTATTCGGCGAAGAACTAGATCGCCTCGTCGATGCCATTGCCGCCAAGGCGAAGGGGGAGTGACATGGAACGCACCAAGCGAGAAATGGACTTGATGAGTCAGGTCGCCGACTTGAGGCAAAAATTACGGCGCGCGGAGATAGCTTTAGCTGACGAGCGGGTACGCGCGTGCGGCGTGAAAGTCGGTGATATCGTCACGCATAAAGGTGAGCCGTATCGCGTATGTTCAGTGAAACCGATGGGCTTTGCCGTGTGGGTAAAGGGCAATCCGAGGAAGAAAAATGGCGAGTTTGGCAATTCCGTTCGCGCTCTTTACGGCGATTGGATGTTGTTACTTGCCGCCTCTCAGGCAGCGAACAAGGGAGGTGAAGCGTGATCGCCCGCATCGCCAAAGCGCGTGGCGGCCAGCGATGCTGGTTTGATCGCGGCCGGATCGGCAAGAGTCGTCGCTATCACGTCTTTGGGCTGTCGCGCATTGTGTGGCGTGAGGGATCGTGTTGGCGTCTCGTCATCGGCCCATTGTGCATCGCCTTCGGGTATCGGGACTGCAAAGGGACTGCCTCGCAGGCAGCGGAGGAGCGGAAATCGTGAGTATGCCAACTCGCCCCATCATGCGATACCACGGCGGAAAATGGCGCTTGGCCGACTGGATCATCGCTCAGTTTCCTCAGCACAAAGTCTACGTAGAGCCGTTCGGCGGTGCCGCGTCCGTCCTCATGCAGAAGCCGCGCAGCCACGGCGAGGTCTACAACGACCTCGACGGCGACATGGTCAACGTCATGCAGGTCATTCAAAACTCGTGGTCGCGTGATGCCCTAGCAGAAGCGCTCACGTTCACACCATACGCGCGCGCCGAGTTCGAAAAGGCGTGGGAGTTTACCGACGAGCCGATCGAGCGCGCGCGACGCACGTTCATCCGCGCAGAGATGGGCTTCGGCTCAGCCGGTGCCACGAAGGGCACTACGGGCTTTCGCATCGATACCAAGCGCAACTACGGGACAGCGATGCAGGTATGGTCTCGCGTTCCCGAGGGTCTTCGCGCGTTTGGACTTCGGCTGCAGGGCGTGCTCATCGAAAACCGACCAGCCCTGCAGGTGATGCGCGATCACGATACGCCGCACACTCTCTTTTATGTCGACCCTCCCTATGTACACGACACCCGCAAGATGGGCTCAGCGTGCTACCGACACGAGATGAACGACGAGCAGCACATCGAAATGCTCGACACGTTGCTCGAGCTGGACGGGATGGTAATTCTGAGCGGCTATCCGCATCCGGCCTATGACCGGCGTCTTACGGGCTGGCGCCGCGTTGAGACGAAGGCGCGCATGGCCGCCGGGCGTGGCACCGGAACCCGCACCGAAGTGCTATGGATCTCGCCCAAAGTGCCGCAATCGGGACTGTTGCTGGAGGAAGCATGAGACAGAACGAGATCATTCTGGGCGACTGCGGACCGCTGAGGTATCTGTCCGTGTGCTCGGGCATCGAAGCTGCGACGTGCGCATGGCATCCGCTCGGCTGGCAGCCGTGGGCGTTCTCGGAGATCGAGCGCTTCCCCGCCGCCGTGCTCGCGCACCACTATCCCCACGTGCCCAACCTGGGCGACATGACCAAATTCAAGGACTGGCCCGATGCAACTATCGATCTTCTCGTCGGCGGAACCCCTTGCCAGTCCTTCAGCGTCGCAGGACTCAGAAAGGGGCTGGCAGATCCGCGTGGCAACCTCATGCTCACCTATCTTGCCATTGCTCGCCGCTACGCTCCCCGCTGGCTGGTCTGGGAAAACGTCCCCGGCGTACTGTCATCGAACAAAGGCCGGGATTTTGGCACCTTCCTCGGGGGCCTGGCAGAACTCGGGTATGGGTTCGCCTACCGCGTTCTTGACGCTCAGTACGTCAGAGTGGAATCACACTCTCGCGCCGTCCCTCAGCGACGACGGCGTGTGTTCGTTGTCGGATATCTTGGAGACTGGCGACGTGCCGCAGCGGTACTTTTTGAGCGCGAAAGCATGCTCGGGTATCTTGCGCCGCGCCGCGAAGCGGGGCAAAGAACTGCCCCTACCCTTAGCGCGCGCACTCGCGGCGGTGGCGGCCTCGGAACCGATTTCGACTGCGACGGCGGACTAATTCCCGAAGTCGGCCGCGCACTCACCACGAGTAATCAGAGAATCGATGCGGAGACGGAGACGTTGCTCGTTGCTCATGCCATTCAAGCAGGCGCGCTGCGCGTGAACCCGTCTAGTGGCCCCGATGGCGTTGGCGTTCAAGCGAATGTGGCGTACACGCTGGAGGCGCGAGCCGAGGTCCAAGCGATCGCATTTGACACCACTCAGATTACGAGCCCGGAGAATGGCAGCAATCCTCAACCGGGTGGCCCATGTCACCCGCTGTCCGCGTCCGCTCATCCTCCGGCCATCGCCTTCGACTGCAAGGCGAGCGGCCGGAACGGGTTCGCCGTAGGCGACATCGCCGCGACTCAGCGGTCGATGGGCCATGCCAACAGCCACACAAACGGCGGCGGCCATCAGGCAGTCATGGTCGGCTCGGCAGTTCGCCGACTCACGCCGCGCGAGTGCGAGCGCCTTCAGGGTTATGAGGACGATTACACGCTCCTGCCAGGAAAAGCCCCGGATGGCCCGCGTTACAAAGCCCTCGGCAACAGCATGGCCGTGAACGTGATGCGATGGATCGGCGAGCGAATCCAGAGCGTCGAGAACATGGAAATCGGGAAGGCAGCATGACCATCCACCCGGCCACGGCCGAAGCACTGGAAGAGATTCTGCGGGTGACCGCGAAAGATTGGGGAGTAGAAAATGGACAGCCGATTGATCAGTGACGACGATCTGGTCCAGATCACAGGCAAGAAGCGATGCTCGACTCAGGCTGCATGGTTCAAGCGCGAGTTCGGCGTCGATGTAGTGAAACGCGCGAACGGGCATATCATCATGACATGGGCGACTTTTGAGGCACTCAGCGCCAAAAAGGCAGGCGTGCTTCCGTCATCAGCGCCGCCGGCGCGGCCGGCGCTCCACTCGGTGAGGCGAGCAGCATGAACGCACGACGCAGACAGACGCCTGACGGGCTGCCGAGCCGAGTCTATGTAAAGCACGGCAGCTACTACTGGTTCAAGCCAGGCACAAACCGCTGGGTGAAACTATGCCGCGTCAGCGACGGCGAGACGGCGATGTTAGAGCGCCTGACCGCCGAGAAGCGAAAAGCAGAGTCGGCGACGGGGTCGGGCAACATCCCCGCCCTCGTCGATGACTATGTCGACTTGCACAAGCGGAAGCACAAGGAAAAGGCGTGGCCGCACTACGCAGAGTACGTCAAATCCTCGTTCCGCGACGTCGACGTTGATCAAGTCGATCCGGCCTATGTGGTCGAATTCCTGACGACCAACTGGGACGGAAAGCTTCACATGCAGCGCGTGATGCGCGCCTTCCTGTCTGGCTTCTTCGCCTGGTGCATCATCAAGCGGCACATGTCGGTCAATCCATGCCGAGAAGTGAAGCTGAAGAAACCGAAAGCGCGGGACGTGTACATTCCTGACGGGCACTTCATCGCGATCCGAAACGCCCTGGCGAAGGAGAAAAGCGGCAGGGACGTGCGGAGCGGGGAGATGATGCAGTGCTTCGTGGATCTCTGTTATCTCACGATGCAGCGGTCGACCGACGTGCGCAATCTGCAGTGGATGCACGTGGATCGTGAGGCGAAGGTAATTCACTTCCAGCCGTCAAAAACGGAAGACTCGACCGGTGAAGCGGTGGACTGGCCAATCACCCCGGAAATTGATGCCGTTTTGGAGCGAGCGCGGACCTTCGGGAAGGTGAAGGGTAAGCATGTCATCCACTCGCTCAGCGGGAAGCCGTATGGCGCCACAGCAGTACGGAGTGCTTGGGACAGGGCTTGCGAGAGAGCGGGGCTTGGTGAGTCGGTCTACACGGTCAAGGACATCCGCGCGAAGGCGCTGACCGATGCCGAGCGCGCCGGGTACACGATGGAGCAGCTTCGGGTGGCGGCAGCACACTCAGACGTCAAGACGACCGAGATCTACCTGAAGTCTCGGCTGACACCGACGAGCGTCGTACGAATGAATATGCCGAAAGCTGGATAA